ATGGACGAATATATCGTTTCGGCGCGTAAATACCGACCTATGACCTTCGACTCCGTGGTGGGACAACAGGCATTGACCACCACGCTGAAGAATGCCGTAAAGAGCGGGAAACTCGCCCACGCCTATCTCTTCTGCGGCCCTCGGGGCGTAGGAAAGACCACTTGTGCGCGTATCTTTGCAAAGACTATCAACTGTACCAATCCCAACGCTGAGGGAGAAGCCTGCAACGAATGCGAAAGCTGTCAGGCTTTCAACGAGGGAAGAAGCTACAATATCTTTGAACTGGATGCGGCAAGCAACAATTCGGTTGAAAACATCAAGACCCTGATGGACCAGACTCGCATTCCTCCACAGGTGGGACGTTACAAGGTTTTCATCATCGACGAGGTTCACATGCTCTCCACGGCTGCTTTCAACGCTTTTCTCAAGACGCTGGAAGAGCCGCCAGCACACGTTATATTCATTCTTGCCACAACGGAGAAGCACAAGATTCTGCCAACCATTCTTTCGCGCTGCCAGATTTACGACTTCGAAAGAATGACGGTGCCGAACATTATCAACCATCTGAAAGCCGTTGCAGAGAAAGAAGGCATACAGTTTGAGGAGCAGGCACTGAACATCATTGCCGAAAAGGCCGACGGAGGTATGCGCGATGCGCTTTCCATTTTCGATCAGGCTGCAAGTTTCTCGCAGGGAAACATCACTTACCAGAAGGTCATCGAAGACCTCAATGTGCTCGATGAGGAAAACTATTTCAAGATTGTAGACCTCGCAATGGAGAACAAAGTGAGCGAGATTATGGTGCTCCTGAACAATATTATCAACAAGGGATTCGACGGCGGCCACCTTATCAACGGACTTGCATCGCACGTGAGAAACGTCCTGATGGCAAAGGATCCACAGACACTTCCCCTGCTTGAAGTGAGCGAGCAGCAGAAACGCCAGTATCAGGAGCAAGCCCAGAAGTGCCCGACGCCTTTCCTTTACCAGTCGTTGCAGATTATGAACCGTTGCGACGTAGAATACAGACAAAGCTCCAATAAGAGGCTTTTGGTGGAAATCACGCTCATTCTGGTGGCACAGATCACGCAGAAGGACGACGAAACGCCCGCCTCGGGGCGCAGCCCTAAGCGTTTGAAATCCCTGTTTAAGCATCTTATTATTAAGGCTCAGCCTAAACCGGTTCAGCAGGTAACCGGGGGGAGCCGTGCAAAGGCTGCACAGACGGAAAGGAAATCGGCAGAACCTGTTGCTCCACAGCAGACAGAGCCGGCTTCTTCCACCCACGTTTCCGTGCAGCTCAATGAATCCGTGGCTGCCAAAACAGCCCCGTCGGCGACAATGCCGAAAATAAACCTCGGCTCTATCGGAATGTCGTTCAGGAATCTCCGAAACGAGGGCAAGGCCGAAGTGGTGGAGGAAGACAAGGTGGAAATCACCAATAAGGACGAAAACCAACAGTTCTCGCAACAGGACCTAATCGTGGAATGGCGTGCAATGTGCAACCGAATAGGTAAGGCAAACGTTGGTCTGGCGCAGCGAATGAAGCACCTCAGCCCTCGGATTACCGAATTTCCGAACGTGGAGGTACTTGCCGAAAACAACATTCTTCTTGAGGAAATGCAGGCATTCAAGGGACGCATTCACGCCACTTTGACGAAGTATCTCCACAACGGAAACATAGCAGTAAGTTTCCGGCTTGCCAAACAAGAGGAGATAAAGCCTATCCTGACACCGAGACAAGAACTGGAGAAACTGCAAAAGGAAAATGCAAGCATCGCCAGACTCATTGAAAAGTTGAGCTTGGATTTGGTATAAGAAAACCAATTTTACGATACATAAAATCATTTTAGAGCCAAAACTGCCTGCATTCTTCACACGTCTGCAAGCAATTTTGGCTTTTTACAATCTATTTATTTTGCACTTTCCAAACTTTACATTACCTTTGCATACGCTTTTGGCTCCGTAGCTTAGCTGAATAGAGCGTCAGATTCCGGTGCTTGAGTTACAAAAAGGCTGCCAAGCTATAATAGGCAAAAATGCCAAGTTCGATAATCGTGCAAAGCGAAGATACAAAAAACTCGTAAGCACTTGTAGTTCAATGGATAGAATAGAAGATTCCGGTTCTTCAGATTAGGGTTCGATTCCCTACAAGTGTACTCCTAAAAAGCCAACTTTCAAAAGTTGGCTTTTATTGTTTCCGCACTTTTAAGGCTTTTCCTCTACTTTTGCGGTAAAATGTGGTTCAAATGTGCCACAATTTACCTGCAAGATTATGAGTACAACATTTAAGGCTGTGGTATATGCCCACCACAAAAAAGTAGATGGCACGTACAATGTAAAAATACGTGTTACGCACAACAGGCAACGCAGACACATTGCTACAAATATATTTGTAACCAAAGAGGAACTGACACGAGGGCTGAAAATAAAATCAGCCAAAGTAAATGATTTGCTAAAAAAGGAGATAACCCAATACCAAGAGATAACAGCTACTATCCCAACAGCAAAAGCAAGTTGCATGGGAGTGGCAGAGGTTGTGGAGTATATAAGCAATTACGAGCGGACACACTCTGTATTTAACCTTGACTTTATAGAGTTTGGCAGACAAGTTATTGATGAGTACATAAAGGCTGGGAGAATAGGTACAGCAAAGAGTTACGAGTGTACAATAAACGCATTAGTACGCTGGCTCAAAAGAGAACACTTGTATATAAATGAAATTACGGTGCAGTTCCTCACTGATTTCTATCTATGGATAAAAAACGATATGCCTGCACGCAAAGGAAGAAAAAAGGGAGAGCGTGCGCCCTCCTTGTATTTGGGTAACATACGGATATTACATAACAAGGCTAAGGATATATACAACGATGAAGATGCAGGAGTTATACGCATACCTTTAAGCCCATTTAAGCGTTTCCACGTTCCACGCCAACCACTCACACGCAAAAGGAGTATAACAATAGAGCAATTACAAGCTATAATGCAAGTACCCGATGGTAAAACAAAGGATAGTAGGGTTACGCTGGCAAGGGATATGTTTTTGCTCTCCTTTGGGCTTATAGGTATGAACAGTGTAGATTTGTACAACTGCACACAAATAGAGGGCAACCGTATAATATACCAACGTACCAAGACACGCAACAGGAGAGCCGACCACGCAACTATCAGCGTAAAGGTTGAGCCTTGCGTAATGCCACTGCTGGAAAAATACAGAGACAAAACAGGCAAAAGGGTATTCAACTTTTATCAACGTTATTCTGATTCTCACACCTTTAATGCCAATATAAATAAAGGGCTAAAAAAAATAGGTGCTATGCACGAGGTAAGCATAGCTGATTTAGAGTTTTACGCAGCAAGGCATACGTGGGCAACATTGGCAAGGAATAAAGCAGGGATAGATAAAGCTACCATACATGAGGCATTAAACCACGTGGACGAGCAAATGCGTATAACAGATATATACATAGATAGGGATTACGGTAAGCAAGATGAAGCAAACCAAACATTGCTTGAACTTGTGTGTTTTACTCCTCCACTTTCTTAGCAGCCATCATACGTCCTTTCCCAGTAAGCAGCCACCTTGCACTTACATTATATACCTCTACAAGAGGAACAAGCCAGTACAGCTTAAGCAGCTTGCGCTCTAATTCTTTTTCTTGAGCATAAAACAACCTCTTATCAATATCATACTGCCTGCAATAAGTTTGGCGACCTCTTATTACTTTGGTATCTAAAAGCACATTAAATGCCTCATAGAAACGCCTCTTTATCCCTGTAGAAATGTTTTCACTCTTTTGTGTTGGCATAATACAGGGATTTTTTTGCCTCTAATAGGCAGCTTTTAATACTTACAAGCTCTTCAACAGGCTTGCCATCTATAACAGCATTATCAATAGCAATTTCAGCCTTTAATAATGCCTCATTTATATATTTTTCGATTATTCCCATACTGTGCTAATACTTTGGTTTGAGAGGAATTATACGGCAGCTCCTGTTTTTTCATTAAAAGTTGAACTAAAATCCTGTTGCAGCTGGCTTCTTAACGCCCCAATCTCTCTATTGAGTTTTTGTATCTCCAAATCTTTTTTATACAACAACTCATCTTTTTCCCTAACAACGCTTGCTGGGTATAATTTACCCTCACTAATGAGTTTAAGGATTTCATTAGCCACAATTTCCGACCCCTCAAATACAACTTTTTTAGTCGTACCTTCTGCATCTTCCATATCCGCTTCAAACATAGCTCCATACCCAGTGGTTAGCCACGCTGCATTAAAGCCAAAAACCTTACTCCAATTAGCTGCTGTTCGTTTTCCAAAAGGTTTGCCATTTAGCAGCCTACCAACTACTTGCTGTGTTGAGCCAAGCATTTCAGCAGCCACTACTTGAGTAATACCTTTTTCCTTGAAGTAGTCCTTAATTTTTTTACCTACATTATCTGCCTGTGTCATAGTTACTTATATAAAATCACTAAAATTTACGACAAAAAAAGTCGTATTTCGCTTTGGCGATACGACCAAAAAGATTTATCTTTGCATCGTTATAACCAATTAACGGTACAAAAATAAGCAAAAATGGGTGTATTAACAAGTAAACAGAACGGATTTTGCAAAAAAATAACTGCTGGGGGCTATGCCAGTATTGCTTTTTCCGAGATTTATCACAGCTTGCCACGCCAAGCTAAAGCCCCCAAACAGGCATTCGTTGAGGATATAGCAGCCTTATGCTGTTGTAGCCAACAAACAGTTAGAATGTGGATACAAGGTGTTCAACGCCCCGATGCCTTAAAGCAAAAAATAATTAGCGAACATTTAGGGGTTGATACTGACATTTTATTCCCACAGAAAGTATGAAGCCAGTAGAGTTTTATATTACTCCAGAGGGTGATATTACTCTTAGGGAGGTAGGCAAGGCAGAGAGGCTATTAACAGAAAAAGATACAGATATTATACAGCCCCTCCTCTATACACTCCGAGAGTATTACCCAGCAGCTTACAGTTGCTTAATGGATATATACAGTAAGAGCGTAGATAACAAGCCTTATCGTGATTTCCTTGCTGCACGTAGGTTTATAAAATGCAACTTTGGAGTATTTGATAACACCATAGACATTGATGCAGAATGGTATTTTAATTTTGAGTTTGTAAGTTGCCCTATGCGTGGAGAATGCAAATTTGACCATATACTTTGCCAGCCAAAATTTAACAGTTCACTAAGTGAGCGACAACTGGAGGTAATGCGTATGTGTTATGATGGGCGAAAAGATGATGAGATTGCAGAGGCACTGTTTATCAGCATTAACACGGTTGCAAACCATAGAAAGGCTGCATTCTTAAAACTGGGTGTGCATAGTATGGGGGAGTTTAACAAATACGCGAACGACAATAAATTATTTGGATAGTATGGAAAGAGAGCTTACAGGAAAAGAAACTGCTAAATGTATGGCAGGAATGGTAATTATGTTTCTACTTACCTGCATAAAAGATGACGATTACAGTATGGTTGCCTTTATTAGATTACTTATAGCAATTATACTGGGGGTAGTAGTAGTTGCATACCAATATAGATGTATGCACTCTCCATTAGAAAAGGAGGAAGAGAATGGAAAATGAAGCATATAAAATACGCTCTTTTTTAGAGAGTGTTGCAGAGTGTGGAGCAGCGCAAGCTATAAAACAACTTGAACCTGCAAGCGATAAACTTACACAGCGTAAAGCGTATGAGTTTTTCCGAAAAAGAGATACCCAGCACGGTGGGGAATTTACACACGGTGAAGCATGGGTAAAGAGAATGGTACAAGAGGGTAAGCTACACCCTGTAAGAGAGGGGAAAAGTACAAATAGCCCACTCTATTACAGCAAAACAGAGATGTTACAAGTGCTGGCAACAGAAGAAGCCGTAAGGCAAGATATTTTCAAAGACACATTACTTTAATTTTTACAATATGGTTATACAAATTCAAATGCTCACTATGCGCAATTTTAAGGGTGTGCTGGGAGAGAGAAAGATTGAGTTTAGCCCAACAGTAACACAAGTGCTGGGAGCTAACAAAACTGGCAAGACCACAATAGCCGATGCTTTCCGCTGGTGTTTGTTTGGCAAAAACAGCGAGGGTAAAAGCGAGTTTGGAATTAAGACCAAAGATGAAAAAGGCAACGTATTACCCGAATTATCGCACGAGGTTGAGGTCGCTTTGTTTGTTGATGGTAAAGAGGTTGTACTCAAACGTGTGTACGTTGAAAAGTGGACTAAACCACGCCAACAAGAGGAGCGAAAGCTAACAGGACACACCACTAACTACTTTGTTAATGGCGATAAGTACACAGAGAAAGACTACAAAGCATACATTGATAGCATCTGTACTGAAAGCCTATTTGTGTGCATTACTAACCCTAATTATTTTACGAGCTTACCCGATGATAAACAGCGTGCCTTGCTAACAAAAATGGTTGGAGAGGTTAGTTTGGAGAGCATTGCTGATGGCAACGAGGCTTTTACTCAATTACTGAAAGAAATTGATGGAGAAGAACTCGTTACGTTTTTGCAGCATCTTAGCTACAAGAGAAAAGAGGTTAAGGAGGAACTTGATAGAATACCCGTACGCATTAGCGAGCAGAGAAACGAAATTGCAGCACTCACCGATGAGGGTTGTAACTGGGTGGAGCTGGAGAAAGATATAGCCAGCACTGAACAAGCTATTGAACGCATAGATGAGGAGATTGCAGACCGCAGCAAGGTTATTGATAGCGAGTATAACACACGCAGGAATGAGCGCAAAGCAGTAAATGATTTGAGAGAAAAGGCAGATACCATTGAGTTTAAGCACCGTAAAGATTTCAATGCAGAAACAAATGAACGCCAAAATACAATTAGCAATTTAGAAAGCAAGTTGCGTAACCTCCACAACCAAATTGAACAGGAAAAGGATTGCAAAGAAAAAGCGCAAGCCCAGTTAAAGGCTATTGAGAGTGAAACAGAGAATTTTAGAAACCGTTGGCAAGAGCTGGATAACTCTTACTTTGTAGCTAATGAAGATGAGTTTGTTTGCCCTACCTGCTTGCGCAGATATGAGCAAGGAAAGGTAGATGTAATGTTAGCCGATATGGAGCGAGCATTTAACATTAAAAAAGCAAGCAAATTAGAGGCAATGGAGCAAGAGGCTGCTGGTATCAAACAACGCACAAAAAAGTTCAATGAAAGAATAGAGGAGGCTGATGCAAAGCAGATGGAGCTTCAGCAGAGCGAAAATGAGCTTAGACGGGAACTTGAAAAAGCAAAAGCTGTTACAGTGCTGACAGCAGCCGAACGCATAGAAAAAGATGCAGAGTTAAAGGCTTTGCGTGAAGAGGTAGAGGCACGCACACAGGAGTTAAACAAGCCCGATACTGATGCTGCACAGGAAGCCTCTAAAATGAGTGAGAGCCTTAAAAAAGACAAAGAGGAATTGCGCAAAAAACGTGATGCCTTGCGTGATAAGCTCAACATACGAACGATAATTGCCAACAAACACAAGCGCATTGCAGAGCTTGAGGGGCAAGAAAATAAACTCAATGAGCAACTTGCAGAGCTGGAACGCCAAGAGTACACAGCAGAGGAATTGGTAAAAGCTAACATTGAGGTATTGGAACAGCGTGTGAACTCATTGTTTAGTTTTGTACAATTCACGATGTTTGACCACCGCCTAAATGGAGCATTGAAACCTATGTGCGAATGCACAGTTAAAGGTGTACCTTATAGCGATTTGAACAATGCAGACCGCATTAACGCTGGTATTGATATTATCAATGCTATATGCAATTTTAACAATGTGTATGCTCCTTGCTTTATAGATAACGCAGAAAGCATTAACGATGTTATGCCAATGCAAAGCCAGTGCATACAACTAATTGTGAGCCGTGATAAACAACTGGTAACAATACATAATAATAACGATTAAAAATAGAGTTATGACACAGAGTAAAGAACAGGCTGTACAGCAGCCAACACAAGTGGCTGTATCAAGCAATGCAGTAGCACTTAAACGTTTCCAAGAGGAAACTGCAAACAACGTACTTGACAGAGTAAACGCTATGCAGGAGACAGGCGAATTGGTTTTACCACAAAATTACCATGCTGGTAATGCTGTTCGCTTAGCATGGTTGTACTTGCAAACAGTAAAGGATAGGAACGACCGCCCAGCAGTTGATGTTTGCACCAAAGAGAGTATTTGTAACTGCTTTCTTGAAATGATAATAAAGGGTTTAAGCGTGGCAAAAAAGCAATGCTACTTTATCGTAACTGGCAACCAGCTCTCTTTTTGGGAGGATTACAGAGGCAAGTTTATGCGCGCAAAACGTGATACAGAGATTGCTACGGTAAATGCACAGGTTGTGTATGAGGGTGATGAGTTTGTGTACACCGTTGATGAAAACGGCTTATACCAACTGGTTAAACACACAACTAAAATGGAAAATATCAACATTGACAAGATTACAGGTGCTTATGCTGTGGTTATCAACAAAGATGGTAGCAAGCATTTGGAAATTATGACAATGGCTATGATACGTAACTCGTGGCAACAAGGAGCAGCAAGAGGTAACAGTGGTGCGCACACCAAGTTTACTGACCAAATGTGCAAGAAAACTGTTATCAGCCGTGCTTGCAAGGTAGCTTTAGGTAGCGCAGAAGATGAGGAGTTAGCACCCGATGCAGCTGCAAGTGAGCGAACATTAGCCAACACAAGCTCAACAAAGACCATTGAGCCAACTGTTGAGCCAGCAGAGTACGTTGAACTCCCCAGCGGTGAAAAGGTACAATCCGATACGGGAGAGGTCGCCAAGGCACAAGATATGCCAGCAGCAGAGAGTGTAGAGGCAGAGGCTCAACCTGCAAAAAAATGCCCACTCTAAAAAGAATATGCAATGCAATTAAAAGTGTTAGGCAGTTCATCAAAGGGAAACGGCTATGTGCTTGATGGTAATAATGAGGCACTGGTTATAGAGGCTGGTGTAAAGCTCATTGAGGCTAAAAAGGCAATAGATTTCAAGCTCTCAAAACTGGTGGGCTGCCTATGTACCCACCAGCATAACGACCACGCAGGTTATGCCTCCGAGTATGCCAAAGCTGGTGTTAGGGTGTTAGCACTGGAGGAGGTTCTGAAAGCAAAAGGAATAACAAGAAATTGCCAGCGTATAGAACTGGGCAAAGGCTATAAAATGGGAGGCTTTAAGATTCTACCTTTTGAGGTTATGCACGATGTTCCTTGTGTTGGTTTTGTTATAGAGCATAGCGAGTGTGGTAAGATAGTGTTTTTAACCGATACATACGCCTGCCAATACAGATTTGCAAACGTAAACCACTATTTGATAGAGGCTAACTATGCAGATGATATTTTAATAGAAAATATACTTGCTGGTAGAGTACCACAGGCAATGCGTAACAGACTACTAACAAGTCATTTTGAGTTGAGTAACACTATTGCTATGCTTAAAAGCAGCGACTTGCATAGTGTGCGAAATATTGTACTCATACACCTTAGCGATGGCAACAGTGATGAGAGGCGATTTGTTGCAGAATGCAAGGCAGTATTAGGCAAGAAAGTAGTTGCAGCAAATGCTGGGCTTGTGTTGGATATAGACACCATACCGCTATGAGATACATAAAAGAGAGTAATGCAAAACTTATAGAGGAGGTGCTGGAGGTTCGCATAAGCCAACTTAAAGAGCTACCAGCTCCAAGCCTACGGTTGCAAAACAAAATAAGGCTGTTGAAAATTGCATTAAAAGAATTACAAACAAAGAAAATAGTAAAAAATGGAAGAGTTAAGAATTAACAAAGAAAATGTTATTGCCTGCTACAACAAAAGCAGTGAGGAAACAAAAGAAACTTTGATGCACCTTTTCGGTGAAGATGTTTTTAAGTTTGATTTCCGTAGTATTAAAACCTACAAAGATGCCTGCAAGCATTTAGGACTTGATGGTAGTAAGGAGGTGTTTAATATAGATGATTGCAACTCCTTTAATAAGAAAGCAATGCAACAGGCAGATGCAGTGTACAGGCTCATAACCATTTGCGATGCTATAAACAACGGACAAAAGTATGATAAAAACGGTACAACATGGTTTCCTGTATATTATTTCTACACCAAAGGAGAGATAGAGGAAATGGGAGAGACAAAACGCAAAGAAAAAGGTATTAAACTCCTCTCCTCTGCTTTTGCGTACTTTTCGGAGGTTGCGGGTGTTCGCTGTGCGCTTGCGGATAATCGAGGTGCGTTTACGTTTGCGATTTGGGGTTTCCCCTTGTGCCTAACAAGCGAGGAAAAAGCTCTATATGTAGCAGAGCAATTCGAGAGTTTGATTTTTAGATGTTATGGAATAGAAGTTAATGAGGATTAAGTATGAATAGCTGGTTTGAATGCAAAGTGCGTTATGAGAAAACGCAAGAAAATGGTACAGTAAAGAAAGTTACAGAGCCATATTTGGTAGATGCTTTGAGCTTTACAGAAGCTGAAACACGCATTACCAAAGAGATTACACCGTATATGGCAGGGGAGTTTGAGGTAAGCGATATTAAACGTGTACGCTACTCCGAGATATTTGAAAGCACCGAAGAAACAGCAGATAAATGGTTTGAGTGTAAATTGGAGTTTATTACGCTTGATGAGCGTAGTGGCAATGAGAAGCGAAGTAATAGCCGTGTACTCGTGCAAGCAGCCAATTTGCGTGATGCTATGAAAAAGCTGGAGGCTGGCATGAGTACAACTATGGTTGATTATAATGCTCTCTCCATAAAAGAAACAGCACTAATGGATGTTTACAAATTTCAAGCCGACACAGGCGTTGAAAATTCTTAATCAATAACACGTACCTCTGTTGCATAGAAAATGCGACAGAGGGCGTGAAAAACGGCAAAAACAGCAATGACTAATAAAGGTTGGATAAAGCTACACAGGCAAATACTTGATTGGGAGTGGTCAGATGAGCCTGCTATGGTTGCCTTATTCGTACATTTACTCCTTATGGCTAACAGTGATGAGGGGTGGAAGTACAGAGGGGTTACGCTGAAAGCAGGGCAACTCATCACAAGTGTTGCAAGTTTAAGCAAGGCAACAGGTATAACCATTAAGGCATTGCGTACACGGTTGGAGCGTCTTGTTTCTACTGGGGAAATTAGTGTTGAGAGCTGCAAAAAATATAGCATTATCACTATCTCAAATTATACAATTTATCAGCCAATGGCAAACGAAACGGCAAACAAAGGGCAAACTGAAAACACTGATAATATGGAGATTATGAGTAATGATAAAGAAGATGGGGCAAACAAAAGGGCAAACAATGGGCAAACAAAAGGGCAAACCGATATTCAAGAAATGGGCAAACAAAGGGCAAACGTAAACCATTGTGAAACAGGTACATTACAAGAGTGCAACTCTGTTAATGGGCAAACAATGGGCAAACAAAAGGGCAAACAAAAGGGCAACATTCAAGAATATAATAATATATTATCTTCTAATAATATTATAGATAATAATATAGAAGAGAAAAAAATAATAAAAAAAGAGAGCGAACAAATTTTTGATGAATTCCGCAAAGCCTATAAAGGGAAAAAACGTGGACTTACCACCGAACTTGATAATCTCAAAAAGAAACACCCCAAAGACTGGAAAGACATAGTGCCATTACTAATGCCAGCATTGGAGAGAGAGGAGCAACACCGAAAGATAGCTAAAGCTGCTGGAGAATTTGTACCTCAATGGGCAATGTTGCAAACGTGGATTAATCAAAGCAGGTGGGAAATGGAATACCCCGAAGATGAGCAGCAGGTAACACAAGTACAACCAACAGCCCCAGCAGCCAACGAATATGGAGGCGACTTTGGAGGGGTTGATTACTAACAGCAAGGAATATGGAACCTCAAAGGATAAACGAAATTTGGAGGCGTATACAAAACGATTACAGAAACTCAAGGGTACACTACGAGGATTTGAGCAATGAGGAGGTTTTTAACCAGCACGCCAAGATACTCCTAACAATAGCAAACTCTATCGTACTTGAACCGCAAAGGAGAAAGCTTGTAATTGATGAGCGAAACAAGGAGCTACTCCGTTTCCTACTCTATTACTTTAACGATTGCCAGCTTGCAGAGCAGGTTTTCCCCAATAAGCGGTACAAGCTGCACAAGAACCTACTCATACACGGCAATGTTGGTACAGGGAAAACTCTCATTATGCAAATATTTGCAGAGTATTTGAGGTACACCAACAACCCGAAAGCATTTCAAAACCTATCTGTAACGCAAATGGTAAATTACTACACCATACACAACAACCTTGACCGCTACACCTACAATGAGGAGAGCAACAAGGGATTTAAGGCAGAGCCTGTAAACATTTGCCTAAATGATATAGGCGTGGAGAGTAAAACGTACTTTGGTATGGACACGAAATTGCTTACCAATGAGTTTCTACACGCTCGCAATGAGATATGGGTACAGTATGGTAAATATGGGCATCTCACTACCAACTTAACCATTGAGCAGCTTAAAAGTGAGTTTCACGATGGTTTTGGGCGTTTGATAGACAGATTTAAGACCTACAATGTAATTGAGATGGCAGGGAATAGCAGGAGATAGCCGTTTTTGGCACTTTTCAGCCCTGACAACAGCGTTTCGCCTGTAATATAGTACAAGTTATAGAAGCAGGAAAGAAAATGCCTTAAATCGGCTGAAAACAGCAAATAAGATTTTAAGTACAACCAAAACAAGTGTAATATGAGCAACAAAGGCAATAGTAAGCAGTATGATGGTATAAAACAAAAACTCTTAAAGCTGCAAGCACTGGCAGAGAGAGGCTATAAAGGAGAGGCGTATGCAGCTCAACAAGCCATAGAGCGTATTTGCCAGCAATATAACATAAGGCTTGATGATATTTTAGATACACAAGCAAAACGCTGGTACACCTTTGAAACAGGGAGGAGCAAGGCAATGCAAACACTGTTTATGCAGTGTTACGCAAAGGTTATGAATGTTGGCAGTATGTCTTATCGGCAAATTGGCAGGAATAGAATAGGCATAGAGCTTACAGCCCTGCAATATGCAGAGCTATCCAATATGTTTGAGTGGCACAAAGATAACTTTACGCAAGAGCTGGAGAATATGAAGCAAACTTTTTTAGAGGCATACATTAGCAAGCATAACATTTACAGAGATACAGATAATGAGAATGCCGAAGAAAAAGAACTAACAATGGAGGATTTACAACGCATACGCAAAATACTGGCAATGCGTGAAACCATTAGTGATAGACACTACAATAAGATGTTAGAGTGTACGCAGGGGTAAGGGGTTTTTATGCACAGAAAGCGTGTATATAATTAACGTAAAAACAAAATAATATGAGCAAGAAAAAAACAGCAGTTTTAATGTTGAGTAAGCAATTTATGACAGGGCATAGTTGCGCTGGAGAGCCTACTGGGTTTGTAGATAAAATCAAAGCAGGTACAAAGCTCCACACCATAAGAGGGAACTATGACTACTGGGCAAAAAAGGCTGAAAAAATCAATGCAGGAGAAATGGAGTTAAGCATCAGAGTATGGGAGGGCAAACCATACAATAGCCGACAGGTTGAAGTTGCAAAACTGGATAAGCTGGGTGTGCAGCAAATGGAGGCTTGTTATGGCAGTAAAGATGCAGTACCTCAAATTTGGATTGATGGCAAGGAATATTTAGGCGATATAGAACATATAGCACGCAACGATGGCTTGAGTTATGAGCAATGGGTTAATTGGTTCTTCCAAAAGTCCAACACATTTGAGGGTGTGATATTGCAATTTACTGATTTTAGATACTAACAAGTTATGGAGCAAGAAATATGGAAGCCAGTAGAAGGCTACACAGGCTATGAGGTTAGCAATATGGGGAAAGTGCGCAAGTGCGGACATACCGAGATACTCCGTATTGTAAAAGGCTATGGTATGAGGAGGGTAACACTCCGTAAGAACGATGAGTATCACCTTGTAGTTGTTGCAAAACTTGTACTGGAACATTTTGTTGGTAAGATGCCAGCAGGATATAAGGCTACCTGCATTGATGGTAATTATGAGCATTTGAGTGTAGATAATCTATGCTGGGTTGTGCGCAGAAAGAAACGCTACAACAGGCAGTGTAATAAAATTAAGACTGATAAAGAGGCTGTTAGTCGAGTAGAAAACCATATAAATTGGATTAAAAGAAATGGGAAAAGGAGACATAACAATTAGGCAGCTTGAAAATGGGTGTTTTGATGTGCTTTACAATGAAAAGCGTACAGGAGATTTAAGTTTCGATGAAATGTTGGGATTGATAGCTGCAATCACAATGCCACAAAAACGCCCCTGTTTACATTGGCTCAAAACAGAGGAATGGCACGAAGAGGAAGCAAGGCGTTACAAACCAAAGGAAACAGAGCAAGGGGGTATGCCAAAGCTGTTACCACACATAAAGGCTGATAATTTATGAGGTTTGCATTAAGGAACAAAGATAAGCTAATACAAGCCTTTGGAGAGTCTTTTTATTGCGAACTGGTGGAGTGCTTGAAAAAGTATTTTGAGAGCGACACAGCAAACGACAGGTGCAGTATAGATGGCTTAAACAAGGAGGCAATAAAAGTAACAAGCAGTACTGCTGGCGGAATACATATTTTTGCTGTTATAGGGCAAATGTATGATGTTGTTAAGCTGGCATACTATAAAACGGAAAACAATGAGTAATAACAGTAGGAGCAATAAAGCTATAAATAGAGCTAACCCTGTACACGGATTGGAAAAGATACCAACGCATATCCTACTCAAATACAGCAGGCAAGAGGTTGGGGAGCTTAAAGCATATATTGACGAGTTGGAGTATGAGAATGAAATGCTCCGAGAGAAATTACTTCAAAAGGAGAATAGCAATGAATAAAACAATAGAACAGGCAACAAAAGAGTACACAGATGTAGTTAAACCATATCTTTCAGAGGAGGAAATAGAGTTGGTGCAGAATATGCGTTGGCTAACCAGTGGCACGATATACGAGAAGTTGATATGCCAGAAGAAAGATTTGTGCTTGTACGAAGTAGAGAGGGTGGTCTTAATTTAGGTATGAGATATAAAGATGGAAGATTAGGTTTTAGAACTTATGATAATTTCTTAAATATCTCTCACTGGTGCGAGATACCACAATTTGAAAACAAACAATCAAAAAGGTAATATGTTATGGATAGCCAAAAAATGATACAATGGATAGCCACCCACCACGTGGGTATTTCCTCAAAAACAATGTGGTCGGCTTTAATGCAGGTAGAGATAGACCCAAATGTGAGCTATGATATACCCTACGATGTAGATGATTTTTCACGCTGCTATGACCTATATAGGTTTGCAAAGTTAGATTTGAACGATTTGCGCAAAATAGAAAAGGTTTTCCCATACTGGAAGCCAATCATAGATGTTTGGAGCAACCTTGCCACTGCATACATTGGGCTTTGCTATAAGCGTGTGAATGAGATTTTGGATAGCACACGTGATGAGGTAATGAGGCTTAAAGGCTACAAAAAAGTATCACAAAATAGCTGGGTAAAGGAGGTGCAAGTATGAAGATAGTATTTTGCAAATGGTTTCCTTTCAAGGGCTACAAGGCAATTACCGTTCTAAAATGGATATTTGTAAGAAAAGATGCAAAGGTTGCTTTTACCTCTGTGGATTACAACCACGAGTGCATACACTATGAGCAGGAGAAAGAGCTATTGTACATTGGATTTTACCTACTGTATGTATTAGAGTTTATTGTAAAGCTCCTCTATTACCGCAAATGGCATAAGGCATACAGGAGCATATCCTTTGAGCGTGAGGCATACACAAACCAGTATAACACAGCTTACACCGTAAAGCGTAATAAATTTGCGTGGAGGCTGTACTTGAAACAGCGTACAAATGAAAGATATTGAGTTATATAACGACCATTTCCAAAACTACAAAACGTATGGCATACCAAAAGCACAGCTTATTATTGCCGATATACCATACAACGTGGGCAAAGATGCTTATGGCTCAAATCCTAAATGGTATGTAGGAGGCGATAACAGCAATGGGGAGAGTGAGCTGGCAAGCAGAGAGTTCTTTGATACGGACAAGGATTTTCGCATTACAGAGTTTCTACACTTTTGTAGCAAGATGCTCATCAAAGAGCCAAAGGAAAGAGGCAAAAGTCCCTGTATGCTGGTGTTTTGTGAATTTGAACAGCAATTTGAGCTTATTCAAAAGGCAAAGGAATATGGGCTAAACAAGTATATAAATCTTGTTTTTCGCAAAAACTTTTCTGCACAAGTGCTAAAAGCCAATATGCGTGTAGTAGGCAACTGTGAGTACGGATTATTGCTATACAGGGATAAACTTCCTAAATTCAACAATAACGGCTCTATGGTGTTTAATTGCTTCGAATATCAACGAGATACGTACACACCACATATACACCCAACACAAAAGCCTGTAAAGCTATTGGAGCGTATAATTGAGCTGTTTACAGATGTAGGCGATGTGGTAATAGACCCTTGTGCTGGTAGTGGTACAACACTATTAGCTGCTGCTAATTTAGGCAGGAGGGCATACGGCTTTGAGATTAAGAAGAATTTTTGCGCAGAGGCAAGGAGGTGTATTTTGCCACTGGTGCAAAGGAGTTTATTTGTATAAACTGGAAATGCTATGAGTACATTTGAAAAGATACTGCTTGATTATGGAGGCTACATCTTGATTTGTGTGCGTAATGTTTTCCAAGTAAACGAGGATTACGAGTGTTGCGCAGAGATAAACAAAGTATTACAACAGTATGACATATCCACCTCTATGACACAGGAAGATTGGCAGGCTGAAATGTGGCGTACTGGCACAAGTGGAGAGGTTGCTATTAAAAATGCACCATTTTACTTTTTGGAGGCTTTGAAAATGTGCAAAGATGCAGGAATGTTAGATAAATATATACCTAAATAGCTTATGCGATGTCATTATGAGAATATTAAGATTGTACATAAATGTACATTATATTGAGTAAAAACTGGGAGAGAAAGTGTGTATTTGTACACAAAATGCACATAAAACAAGAAGTTAATGAGGTAACAAATGAGTAAAGAAAAGGCATACCAGTTTTTTAGACTGGTTGAGCGTATGCGAAAGGCTCAAAAGGAGTATTTCAAATATAGAACCTCTAATATCTTAAACGATAGTAAAAGATTAGAAAAGGAGGTTGATGATGAGATTAGCAGAGTAAATAACTTGCTGCTTGATAAACAGCAGCCAAAACTTTTTAATGAACAATGAAACAATTATTTTACGACCTTGAAACAACAGGTACAATGTACTGGAGGAATGGAGTACACCAGTTTAGCGGTATGGTGATAATTGATGGAGAAATCAAAGAAACCTTTAACTACAAGGTACGCCCAAATCCAAAAGCCGACATAACAGAGGAGGCTTTGCAAGTGGCAGGAGTATCAAAGGAGGAGATACAACTGTACCCACCTATGCAGGAGGTGTACAGTGAGTTTGTACAGATGCTGGGTAAGTACGTTGATAAGTACAACAAAACTGATAAGTTTTTCCTCTGTGGCTATAACAATGCCAGTTTTGATAACCAGTTTTTGCGTGCGTGGTTTGTGCAAAATGGGGACAGCTATTTTGGCAGTTGGTTTTGGAGTTCGGCTATTGATGTAATGGTGTTGGCTACACAGGCACTAATGGAAGTGAGAAGCCACATGCCAAACTTTAAGCTCTGCACCGTTGCACAAGCGTTTGGGATAAAGATTGAGGAGGAGAAATTGCACGATGCAATGTACGATATATACCTCACTTATGAGGTGTACAAACGCATTACAAACAATGCCCTCAAAGAGCCTATTACAGAGTAAGTATTACAGTAGTAGGGTATATAAGTATTATATATATTATATACTAAGTAATAGTACTATTGCCAAAAACAAAAAACAAGATTATGGGAAGTCTAAACAGGGTTGAGCTTATCGGTAATTTAGGTAAGCAACCCGAAATAAAACAAGTAAACAACGGAAACAAGGTTGCTACGTTCACACTCGCTACAACAGAGCCAGCATACACAATGCAGAATGGTACGCAGATACAAGAGAAAACAGAATGGCATAACATTGTAGCGTGGGGCGGTAACGCCTCTATTGCAGAACGCTTTTTGAAGAAAGGGCAACAGGTGTACATTGAGGGCAAAATGAGAACAAGGAGCTATGATAACAAGAATGGGCAAAAATGCTACATTACGGAGGTTATTTGCGAAAAGATTGTTTTGCTCTCCAATAGTGGAGGTAAGGCTGAACAACCACAAGCAGAACCACAACCTGTACAACAGGCAGCAGTGAATAATTACAACAATGATGATGATTTACCATTTTAGGCTATGGCAGCAATAGAATGTAAGGTGCAGCTCTCACAGGAGGAGTTAAACAAAACACTGCACAAAATAACAACAGCTATGTTGCAGAAATTACACGATGAGTTGGGAGTTGTTATAACTCGCATACAAAGCCAGCTTGATGCAAACGGCAACATTGAAGATGTATTACTGGTTTATGAGGAAAGGAGGCAAGAATATGAAACACGATGAAGACGAATTGCAAATAGCTTGCGTAAATTGGTTTGGTATGCAATACCCAAAACTCTCAAAGTTATTGCACCACTCTCCAAATGGTGGCAGGAGAAATGCAAGAGAAGCTGCAAGGTTCAAGAAAATGGGTACAAGAGCAGGTTTCCCCGATTTGGTACTTATGTACCCAGCGAAAGGGTATCACGGCTTGTGCATAGAAATGAAAACTGCAACAGGTAGGCAACAACCAACATAGATATGAGTGTTATTGATTTATTTTTTAGCAAATTCAAAACGGCTGTTGGCTACCAGCAATCGTTTGAGGAGCTTGTAAATGCTGGCAACATCGGAGGTGCGTTATCCTTAATGAGTAACGACAATATCGAGCAAACAAAAGCTCTCAAAGAATATAACATTGAAACGCACCCTATTATGGAGCGTATGGATAAGGCTACTTTTGATAAGAACGGCAATTTTACAGGCTGGGTTAAAAGGTGGAAACTCCCACTCTCCTATCCAAAGTACATTAACGAAATGGCTGTTGTTTTCATTTATGGTCGCCCTGTACAGTGGGTACAATGCTCAAAGGAAACGGATAGGGCTTACAAGGCTTATACCGACTTTATAGATGATACACACTTTAACGCACGCATTAGGCAGGCAAAGCGTTTGGCAGGTGCAGAGAAAAAGAGTGCATTGCTCTTTCACTGTTACCGCAACAAGGAGGGTAAAGCTGATTGCCTCATTAAGGTATTGGCAAAATCGCTGGGCGATGATATTTACTACATTAAAGACCAGTACGACCGCCTATTGTACTTTGCACGAGGCTATTACCTAAGAGATAGAGGTAATAGCACAAGCTATTATGTGGATATATACACCGACAACTACACATACCATTGCAAACGTGCCTCTATGGGCTGGGAGGTTGAACAAGAAATCAACTATGCAGGTAAAAAGCCTATTATACTCTTTGAGCAGGAAAAGGAATGGGACGGAGCTACTGCCATTATGGAACGCCAAGAGTATATGAAAAGCCGTACAGCCGATGTAAACGACTATATGGCAGACCCTGCACTGGTGGCTACTGCTGATGTTGTAAAGGGTTTGCCCGAAAAGGACACAGAAAACAAATTGTATGTGCTGGGAGAAAAGGGAGAGCTTAAATACCTTGTACCCGATACGGCTAATGAGCTTAAAAAGCAAGAGAGCGAGGATAACGAAAGGCATATCTTCCGCAATACCTTTACGCCTAACATTGATTTCGATACGATGAGCAAGCTAACCAACGTATCTGCTAAGGCTCTAAAACAAATGATGGTGCTTGCAGAGGTAAAAGCCTCTATGCGTAAGGAAACACACGATGATTACCTCAAGCGTACAGCCAACCTCATTATAGCTATACTTGCCAATGTTACCAACATTGAGCTGTACGATGAGCTTATGAAGCTCAAAGTAAAGCACGAGTACCAAGAGCCATTTGGAGAGGATATTGTTGAGGCTATGACAACTGCAATTAAGGTTAAGCAAGCAGGTGGTTTGAGTACCGAAACATTTGTTGAGATTAACCCAATGGTAAGAGATAAGCAGTTGGAGAAAGAGCGCATCAAGAAAGAGGAGGAAGAGAAAGAGGCAAAAGAGGCAGAAACGGCAAAAAATAGCGTATTCAATTACGAGTAATAAAACTTTTTTGCGCTGGTGCTACTATTTATAAACAAACACTTATACAATGGCAAAATTAGATTATAAAGACATATACTCTAAACTGGGCAAGCGTACCGAGTGGTATGCGCTTGCCGTGCGTGATACCTTCCAGAAGCGCATAAGCGAAATAGTGGCTATGTGTGAGGAGCTGGATATTAACGAGGATAAGCCATTTGCATTTGCGGATTATAAAGATATAGCACCAGCCGTTCAAGCCAAGCTAAGGCAACTATATAGCGAGGTGTACCAATCCTTGCGAGGTAACATTGTAAGGGAGTGGAACTATGCCAACGACACAACCGATAAGCTGGTTAAGGGCTTGTTTGGCAAACATAGCATAGAGGATAAGCACTATGCACGCTATTTTCAGCGCAACAAAGAGGCTATGAACAGCTTTTTTGAGCGCAGGCAGGACGGGCTGAATCTCTCCCAACGTGTTTGGCAGTATGTAGGGCAAGCTAAAACAGACCTTGAGGTGGCACTTGATTTGGGTATAGGGCAAGGGTTAAGCTCTGACACGCTCAATCGCAAGGTTAAGCAGTACCTTAATAACCCCGATGACCTCTTCCGTAGATTCCGTTATAAGGTTGGAGAGGACGAGGAGGGCAACCCTATTTATGGGCGCAAATGGAAACGCAGGAGGTATGATAAGGAAACAGATACCTTTTACTGGGTGGACGATAACCCAAAGAATTACCATACTGGGCAAGGTGTGTATAGGAGCAGTTACAAGAACGCTATGCGTTTGGCAAGAACTGAAACTAATATGGCTTACAGGACAGCCGACATTACACGCTGGCAACAAATGGAGTTTGTGCTGGGCTATGAGGTAAAACTAAGCCATAACCACCCTTGTACTGATATATGCGATGATTTGCAGGGTAAGTACCCCAAAGGGTTTGTTTTTAAGGGCTGGCATCCTCACTGCTATTGTTACATTGTGCCTATACTCTGCAAAGATAGCGAGCTGGGACAGCTAACAGAGACTATACTTAACGGAGAGGACACAAGTGCGTTTGCACCTGCTGGTATAATTACAGATGTACCAGCAGGCTTTACTGGTTGGATAGCAAATAATGAGGAGCGCATACGAAGTGCAGCCTCTTTGCCTTACTTTATAACTGATAATTACAAGAATGGAGAAATAGACAAAGGTTTTAAGTGGTTAAGGGAGCATAAAAATGAGGCTGGGCTGGCAAACTTTAAGAAAGTATTAGCCAATAAAGAGTTGCAGCTTGATGCTATAAACAAAGTGCAACCGCTCACAGCTAAGGAGTTTGCAGAATGTAGCAATTATGTTGAAGCTGGCAAAGCAGGAGGTTTCCCTATTTGCACAACCCCACCAGCAACAGGCGTGCAGTTTGAGGAGTTAAGCAAGTTGGCAGACAAAGAAGAATTGGCTGCTATAATGCAAGAGGCTGCTAAGGGTAATAACACCCTCTCAACATATATAAACACAAAAGAGCTTGCAGAGTTGGAAAAGATAGCCACTCAAGCTAAGTTTGCAAGCAAAACAGAGGTACAATTTGTAGCCGTATTAGATAATGATGCGCTGGGAGCTGCAATAAAGGGCGACACAGGCTTATTTGCCAGCAGTCGGTATATTGGTACGAATTATAGTAATTTATGCTCTGTTGCGCTTGAAAATGGCTCTATCGCTGCTGATACAGGTGCAACGTGTGTTATAAAGCTACCTGCTGGCAGTAGATACCTACAAACTACTATTGGAGGAGAACATACGGCAATGCTCCTACCTAATACTAAACTCAAAGTAACAGGCAAGGAGGTTAAGGCTATTACCCACGCAGGCAAGACTACCAATATAACGCATTATACGTTGGAGGTGGTAAACGATGGGAGCAGCTTTGTAAAGAGTATTGCAGAGATTAAAACACAAGTTGAGGCAGAGGTTACAGCATATAAGAAAGCTGTTAAGGCTGCCAACAATGTTATAAACGCAGCCAATAAATGGCATTATGGTTTACTGGGCGTTGATACAGCACCACTACAAGCAATCGTTAAGAGCGAGAGCAGCATAGAAATTAGCAAGGCTACTAAGGTGTTGGCAAAAGAGATGGCAGGGGCTAAGAAGCTGGCACTTGCAGAGTATGAGAATATGCCTAACCTGTATGGGCTTACATTGGAGTTTGGAGAGGCTAATGCAAAGGTATTTATGGAGAACTGGGCAAAGCACATCGGCAAGTCAAGCATTTATGACACCGATGAGCTATTCCTTAAAAAGGTTATCCAAAAGGAGTTGTATTATGCCAAACTCAACCCTAACAAATACCCTACAACCCAAAAGTTTATATATTTCTTTGAGAAGCTGGAGGAGCAATATAATACAAAGATTGCTATAAAAGCTCTGCAACCCGATGTTGATGCAGCCATTGTTTTTGCTCAAACAACAAAAAGTACAAAGGTAAAAACATTAGTAGCAGAATTACAGCAACTAATGAGCAGCCAAATGCTTGATGAGAGTGCTATTAAGGCTAAGTTAGAAACAGCACAAAAAGAAATTGATAGGTTAAACAAAGAGCGTTTAGCACGCCTAATTAAAAAAGGTATTGGCAAAGGGAGTACAAGTAAATATGATATGACATCGGTGTACTCTGCACAAGAGGCAAAAGAGTATAACCGACTGCACGCTGAATTTCAAAAAGCACTCTTAAATAATAATGGAGATTATCGAGCAAGTGCAGTTCTACAAGCTCAAAATGCTTTGGCTGATTATGTAACAGATTTGGGTGTAAAGTACCAAAGTATTAACCCAAAATTGCCACATATAGGAGGCTATACAGATGCAGAGGTTAAGAAAGCCATAAAAGACTATTTAACGCACAAAACCAATACCAATGGTTTTGGAGTGTATAGTGGTTCAATAGGTGGAGAGTATGAAAGTGCAGCCTGTGAAAGTTATGCTAAAAAAATAGGGCTACCAGCAAAAGAACTCTCTATATTACGTAGGTACACAGCAGGTAGTAACTTTGTTAATGAGTATGCGTATAAAGCTGACGATTGGATAAACTGGGCAATGCCAAAAATGAAACAAGCTGGTGTATATCATGAATTTGTAAAGCTCATAGAGGACTACCTAAAAGCCTATAATGGTGTGTGTGAAAAGATGCCAAGATACAATAGCCATACATATAGAGGGGTGCGTTTAAGCAAACCTGCTGCACAACAAATGTTGGCAGATATACAGAGTGCTTATAACAGTGGCAAGGAATGGATTAGTTTAAACCCTATGAGTACAACAAGGGATATACGAGTAGCCGATGGGTTTGGTACAGATTTAACCTTTCTTGTAAGAGGTAAAACAGGTGTTGATGTTAATCCTATTAGCCGTTTTATGGGAGAGGACGAATATGTATTTAGAGCTGGTAGCAAATTCCGTGTATTGAGGGTGTACAAAGCTACTAAGCCCGACATTGCAAGAGTTGGTAGCTGGTGTGTTGAGTTAGAAGAAATACTTTAACGAGAATACCCGAAGCGTGTATTACTGCTTCGGGTATTCTGCCATATAGCTTGTTTGCTCCAATACGATTTGTTGAGGCTCTGTAAAATGTAGGCTATTAGCCTCTATGTTACACAAATACCCTTTAAGGTGTTGAGTAAATACCTCTATACTGGGCATATTGCCAAAATGCTGTTTGAGGTACATAAATTCAAAATCCCACCAAAAGCCAGCATTTACCTCTTTGTCTGATTTTAAGTAAGACCAAGGATTTGTAGCCTCTCCTTTATACCATCTAAAATATGTTGGATAATCCTTTGTTACCTCAAATTGAGGATTATAAAACCTCTCCTCTATACCGTGTTTATACAAGTACTCAACCCATAACTTACAGCCATTTTTAATGAGTTTATGAGCAAAAGAATGAGTAGAGAACTCCAATATTGCATCTATAATGTTTGCAAATTCTTTTTGAGGCTCTTTGTATTTTTCAAAGAAGTATGCAGGATTACGCTCCTCCAATTTGCTATATTTTTCAGCTCCATTAACCCAGTAGTATTCCACATACCAAAACATTGCAGCTATTTCATTATAGCGCATACACCAAGCCCCTTGTTTGTCGTTTACCTCCTCAAAAGGATTGGTATGCTCTCCTTTGTAGTACCTATATTCTTTATCCATCGCCTGCAAAGTTAGTCTAAATAAATCATTTACGCTCTATCATTGGTAATATATTGTGTTTTTTAAGCTCCTCATACAAAAATAAACGCCCTTTTTGTCGCCATTCTGTATGCTGTACTGTACCAATAGTACCATTGTGATGTGTTATTTGTATTGTTTTGCTATGTACAAATCCCATACTTATGTATGGAGAGTAAAGTACCCACTGTTTATTTACTTTACGCTGTATTTTGAGGTCTGCCAGCACCTTGTTAAAGGCTTTTGCACTCATACCATAGTCCTGTGCTATTTGAGTTATGGTTACAGTTTCCTTGCTACTCAAAATAACCTCTATATAATCCGTTTTCTTTTGTAGCTCTACAACCTCCGTTGTAAGGCTCTCTATTTGCCTATTCTGAATTGCTATTTGCCTTTGTTGCTCTGTATTTTGTTGGCGCAACATTTTCAATTTGCTTGCAACCTCTATAATTAGGTCGGGGTTCTCTACAAGCTGCTCAATTGTGGGTTGTGTAGCTGTAAATCCTATTTGGAGTAGCTCCTTAATCCTATCATTACACCAAATGGCAAATGCAGGGCTTAACCAGCGTGCAAACTCCAACGCAACATCTTCGTGCATCCAAGTGCCTTGTAGTGATGGACTTCCACCTTTTACAACCCTAATGGCTTGAAAATCAGCCGAAACGCTTTTTCTCACTTCGGTTAATGCGTTTATAAACTCTTTTGATGTTTGATTTTGCAACCAATCGCTTGTGCGCTTTCCAAAAGGTTTTGCCATTTCGGTTGCGTTTACATACAAGCACCCTGTTTCTTTACGAAAACTTACAGGTGCATCGCTGTACTGAAATACGGATAAATTACTCATACTGCAAGTGCTTAAAAATAAACAAGGAGCAAAAGCTGTGTGTACTAATGTAGGAGATGTACAACAACAGCTTAAGCTCCTTAATATCCTTTTGCAGCAATGCAGCTTCTCCTACCTTACTGCAAATGCTAAACACCTGCAAATATAATACAACCTAACTACAACCCAAAAGGTTGTATATACAACTTTTGGAAGTAATCACCATTTAACCCATATTAACTATTTAGGTTGCTTTTAATCTCAAACAAGTTAATAGAAATATTGCTCAAAACATTAAGCACCGCCCAAGTCGTTATTGAGGACAATAATGTTATAATTGCCATAACAAAGCCCATTGGGTTAAATATCATCTCTTTATGATAGGTATATTTAGGGTTTTGTACCCAACCCATAGTAACAAGCAATATAATAGCTGCTAAAACTCCTACAACCAGTACAACAACAGCAACCCCTTTGAGTATGCTCTCTGCTGGATAAGATGGCATATCTTCTTTATTGCCAGTTTTGGGAGTTTCTTGCACGCCAAGAATTTGGTTCGTATCTTCCATTTTAATTTTGGTTTTTATATAATTTGTAGAAAAACAAAGCGATAAGACTATATGCAACTAAATGAGCAGCATTGTTTACCAGTATAGTAGTAGCATTCCACGTAGCCCCTGTGATATTATGTACAAAAGAAAACATAGCGCAAAGTAGCAGTAACATCACACCAACCAATGCTAACAATGTGTAAGTTTTTAATTTCATAGATTTATGTTATTTATTGATGTTAGTATATGAAACAGTAGCTTTGCCATTTACAAAACGGAGTGTGTCAGAAAACAATCCAGCCCCTTTTTGGTCTTTTGCAAATATATGGAAATACTCAAGACTTGTATTTACAGTAAAAGATTGCCCAGTTTCTATTTTACCTGCATCTTGATACCCCTTACTCTCCCCCTTTGCTGTTTCGTGGAATAAAACGTGTGTATTATACCAAGTTATACCACTTAAATTAGTAATGGTTTTTAGCTCTGTTTCTTCCTTTGAGCAAGAAACAAAAGCCAAACATAGCCCTATGAGGCTAAAAATAAAAAATAATCTCTTCATAGTTTTTATTCTTTGTTTAACGTTTGTAATTTTACCTCTCCTACTGGTAAGCTCAACAAAGGTGCTAAACGCAGAAACGTAGAGCCGTACCATTCGCTGTCGAGGTTCACCACAAACCTACCTATCCGTTGGTGCAAGCTCTACGTTATGAGTAGATACAATTTGCCCATTGGATAGGTATATAGCCTGTATTCTTTTCGAGGTGGTGATTTCGACAGCGAATTGGCTATAATGTATGTATGCTGTAAGAGTTGAGTACAAACCTCAAACCCAAACATGCTGCAAAGATAGCTCTATTTATTGAGTACTCCAAACAAATGCACCGTATAATAGTAAAACTACACAAAACGTTGATAGAATCTAATCAAAATATCGTGCAAGTCGGCTGGTAATGCCATAAGTGCAGCCTGCATAAACTCTGTTGGCATATTCTCTGTGCCATAGCCAGCCTCTGCAATACCACCTGTAATACAACCCAGCGTATCAGCATCGCCTCCGAGCGAAACAGCGAGCCTTACCGCATCTTCAAAGTCTTTGCTCTCAATATAGCACTTTATTGCTTGTGGTACTGTTTCCATACAACTTTCATTAAACCTGTATGTAGGGCGTATCTCATCAAGCGTAAAACTCAAATCATAGCTAAACTGTTGCTCTATCTTCTGCTTAATCTCCTCCTTTGAGCATCGTTTGCGTGCCATAAAAATTGCAGTAGCAGTGGCAACAGCCCCCTTAATACCCTCTGTGTGGTTATGTGTACACTCTGCACTTTTATAAGCCTCCATTTGCACCTCCTCTAAGCTATTAAAAGCCCAGCCAATAGCACCAACACGCATTGCAGAGCCATTACCAAAGCTATTATATGGTTGAGGCGTTGGAGAGGCTAACCAAGCACTAAAAGAGCCACCATACGCCCCTTTGGGATTGGGGTACTTGCGCCCCCAGTACCTCATACGCTCTGCATAAGGTTGATTGCGCATAATTGCCTCTGCTATGGCTAAGCTCATAATGCTATCATCTGTTATCTCACTACCGTTAGGCATAAACTCAAAATTATAATCCTTTGTTGGCTTAAACTCGTATGTACTACCAGCCAAATCTCCAATTACTGAACCTATCATTTTCTTTTTCCTCTATTTGTTATCGTTCTATGTAATACTAATTTCTGCATCGTGCATTTGGGGTTCTCGTAAACCTCCTCTAAGTTGTAGCGGTTTTGCAGAGTGGTAAGAGCTATACCAACAACATTGGCTGGCAACGTATCATATATAGCTTTTTTACTGCCAAATAACCACTTTGTTTGCCCCATATAGGGCGTTTTTAACTCTACCAGTATAAACTTACTTTCCTCCATACCTTACTTTTTTAATGGCACATTACACAACACTTTTTTATTACACTCTCCACGCAAGAAATCAACTGCCAGTACTGCAATAGCTCTGCCTTGTATGGTGTGGCATCTTTCAGCTATACCTTCATAGCCATTTCTTTGCTCTCTCAATATAGCCAACGCCTCTGTGTACCCCTCTTTTACGGCTGCATTACAGGCTTTGCTCATTGCTTTATCCTCCAAACGCTTACTAATAGCAGTTATGGCTCTATCTATCTCTAAATTGGTTCTTATAATCATAATACCTTTGTTATTGTAGCAAGGCGTACCTTGTTTTGGCACACCTTGCATCTTGTTATTTACCTATGTTTAATTTCTCTACTCCCAGCACTCTCTCTGCTGCATATATCGCATTGCTTGTAAGCAGCCTTTGCCAAGCTCCATTGTGAGGCGACCACTTAAAAGCTGCTTTCTTTAGCTTGCTTATGGTTTCTCCATCGGGTTTGCCATCAAAGTACAATCTCAATCTCTCCTCCGAGTAGCAATAAACAACCCTCACACCATTAACCATACCCTCTGCATCTTCTCTATCTACCATATTTTGTAGGCGTGCTATGCGCTGCTGGGCATCTTTGATTTTAGCAAGGTTGTTTGTAAGCTGGTACTGCTGAAAGCCTTTGCGCATAAATGAGTATTGAGGCTCTTCGAGTAGCGTTTTAGCATTTGCCTCTGAAAATCCAAGAGCTACCAACTCATCTAATTTCTCCTCCTCTGTGAGCTTCTTTTTGCGTATAACGCTATTGGCTGATTTCATAGCCTCCTGCAATGCAGTTAGCTTTTCTACTTTGTCTTGTAGGCGTTCTATTTCAGCCCAGCCAGTAAGCCTGTGTTGTGTGGGGTTACAAACTCTATCTACAAACCTCTTTGCCCAGTTTTCAAGTTTTTCCCTTGCACCACGCTCCCAATTATTAAGTTTCTCTGCACGCTTAACAGGGAACTTTGCGGGTCCAGTTATAAAAGAGGAGATACAACGGCTACAAGCACTAAGCCATTTAGCGTACAATTCCAAATAGCGTTGCTCAAAATGTTCGTGCATTTCTGCTGGCAACTTTGCCAAATACGCCTGCAACTCCATTTCACAATCATTCAATAACATTTCTCCACGCTTTTCGGGGTGGAAACTCGTCCATTGGTGCGCTCTGTACGCAAGGTCTTTAAGTGCCATTACAGAGGCTCTACGTGTAATCTCTTCCATTGCTATATTATTTAATTGGTTGTACAAATGTGATATTGTTATAGTTGAGAAAGCCACCAGCTTGTACGATGCTTTCTAATGCCTCCTTACCTCCACAAGGTGTATAAGGTATTACATCGCTATTAAATTGCAAGTAGCCTTTGCCATCAACATAAAAGCCATAGCCATATATTTTAGCTACTCCATTTGGAGTATTAAATTGTACGCCATCTATACGCACAATTTCCAATGCCTTGTTTAACTGTTTTGTTGTCATACTATTTTTGTATTATAGAGCTGGCTTACACCAGCCCTGTATTTAACTTATTAACTCTGCATTTTGCCCCACCCACAACATAGCATCTGTACCTTTCCAAGTAAAATCAAATGCTTTGTTCTTTGGGTTATACCTCCCCTCTAATTCTGTACCCTCCTTTAAGCCGTGTATCTCATCTAAGCAATACCTACCAAATTCAGTAGTAATTTTTACACGTACTTTTGCTTTGATTGTTTTTACCATATTCCGTAATTATAAAAGTATTACCTAATCTTCCCACTCCCCACTTATATCCTCCCAGTCGTCATCATCAATGTATGCAGGGAAACCTTGTTCGGGGTCTGCTTTGGGTGCTACACCTCCGTAATACTCCCCACTCTCTGTAATGGAGGGGTGTTTTACATTTGGGTTATCTCCACAAGGCGCACCCTCAAACGCAAGCTCAATACCTTTTTCTCTATCCGAGCCATAGCCATTCATTTCTGCCAGCAACTCATAATAGTCTTTACCTCCAAACACTCCGTAACCCTCATAACAGGTTTCCTTATAACGCTTGCCTTTATCATCTACCATATACACTGTAAAAGGCTCATCGTTTACAATACGATGTTTCGTGTCTTGTGTAATCCAGCTAAATTGTCCCATACCATTAAAATTTATCAACCACCAAACCTTTTGCGCACATACTCAAACTATAACCAGCCTCTATGAGCTTACTAATTATAGTAGCATTACTCTCAAGTATGAGCAATTTATAAACATTGCCGTAATGGTCTTTAACAGGCACATTAAAAGCTACCTTTATGTTAGGGCTTTCGCTTACCAGTGCAACAGCGTTGCTAAAATCTTCATTTGTCATTGCTTTATAATTTATTTATTCAACTTTTGTCCTTAAAAGCGTTTTGTATATTCACGCTTAATTTGATGCAAATGTAGGTTGAAGAAGTCAATACGCCAAACATTCAAATGAATAAATCCAATAATTTAACCTTTGGTAACAGTTTTCGTATTTGACTGGCTATAAATCACTTTCAAAAGTTGTACGTTTATTATATACACGCTTAAAGCAAATAAGACTATATTTGCCACCGATATAAAGCAAATTAGTATAGTATGAACAAAAAGTTACTGGAAACATTGGTAGCAAAATGCAAGGACATGGGGCTATCAGAAGAATCTATCCAAAAAATTGCTGGCATTGCAAGCAATGGTTTGGCAGATGATGCAACAGACGAGGCTATTGAAACACGTGCAAATGAGTTTTTGCCTGTCCTTAAAACAATGCAAGGAGAGGCAACCCGATGGGCGCAAAACAAGAACCCCAAACCACAACAGCAGCAAGAGGAAAAACTGAATGAGGCTTCCATTGAGGCTATTATCAAAAAAGTAACCGAAAATCTCTCTACAAAGATTGAGGAACAAAACACAGTTATCGGCAATTTGCAAAAGCAGTTGGGCGAAAGCCAGCGCAATGTTATAATTGCGAGCGAGATGCAAAAACTGGGGCTAACAGAGGCAGATATGGAGTTTGTTACAATTCCAGCAGATGTCAATGTTGGGGAGTATTTAGGTAAATACAAGCAAAGCCTTGTAGATAGAGGCTTAAAGCCTGTTGATAGCAGTGTTTCCAAAGAAGCAAGAGAAAAAGCAGAGAGTGATTTGGCAGAAACTATGCTAAATGAATATGCTAAGTAATTATTAAAACAAGTGGTATGAAACGTAAATTCCAAAACTATGGTGGTGATAGACATTGCGCCACTATGCCACCTGTAAAGGTTACAGGAGGTTTTACGCTCAATCCAGCCCAAACAAACCTTACTGCTGGTGCAGTTGTGCCTTTTGGCACATTGGCGTATGTTGATGAGGCAACACGTTTGGTAACGCTCATTAAGAGCGCAAGAGTTGTGGCTATCGCAAGCGATACTAAAAAGGTTACGCTTGAGGCTGATGAGTTTAGCAAACCTCTGTTTGTTGTTGGCGACATTGTAGCAAAGGATTTGGCTGCAACACTTGCAGTTTGTCCTAAGATTACAGCCGTTGCTAATACAGAAGCAGGGGTACAAATCACATTGAACAAAGCTATTGAGGGGCTTACTGTTGGTGATGCTCTGTTTGAGGTTGTAGCCAACGAAGCTAATGTGAAACTGGTTGCAGAGCCTAACTCTATTACCATTGGAGAGGGTTCTGATGCAGAGATTAAGGAGGAGTTGGCAGACACAGGCATTGATGTTACTCGTGATAGTGGCAATGGAGAGGTGTATGCTCGTAGAGTTCCCCCTGTTCCTGCAACTCTTATGGAGGGTTCATTGCTCAAAGGCACAAAGGTAAGCTATACCAATAGCCGTTAAACTATGGAGGAGTAAATAACTATGGATTCTATTTTTAGTAAAGTAAGTTTGCCCAGCGTTCCAGTGGATTTGCTGGCAACATTGAGAATTTTCTTTGATAAAGCCTCTCTGCAAAACAAAACTATTTTTGAGCAGCTGTATGTTGATAAGTGGTTCGACTACAATTTGCCACAAATGGATTTGACCGCAGATGCAATTCAAGCAACCTACAACGTGCGCTTTATGGCAAGCGTAATTGGTAATGATGCAGCAACTCCGTTGCGCCCTACTGATGGCTTTAAGACCTTTAGCGAAGAAATCCCCCGTATGGGACACCGCTTCGGTATGTCTGCTAAGAAAATGCGCAAAATGCTCTCTATCTTAGAGGCAAGCAGCAAGCGTTATACCGACCAGCAGAAATTCCAAGAGGTGTACAAAATCCTTATGGGAGAGGTTAAGGAGGCTTATTTGGGTTGCAAGGATACAGCTGACCATATCATCTTGCAGGCAATGTCAAATAAGGGTGTAGCACAATTTACCCCTACTCTCAATAATCCCGATGGTCGTACCTACAAGGTGGACTACAATATGCCAAAGGGCAATAGCCTGCAAGCAGCTTTTAACTGGGAAAAGGATAATGAGAGCAAGGTAAATCCTTTTGAGGAGTTGGCAGATATTCGCTACACATTCCAAAACAAGGGCATTGTGTTTGGAGAAACCTGTATGTCGCCATCTGTATATGCGTGGCTTATTAACTGTCCAGCTGTACGCAGAGCAATTAAGGGTACAGATAAGAGCGGACAGGCTGTAACACCTGCTGAACTCAATGCTATGCTGCAACAGTTTGAATTGCCAGCAATCACTCTCATTAACAAGCGTAATGCTGTTGCAGAGGACGGCAAGCGTAAAACAGAGCTTATCAATCCGTGGAATGATAATGTTATTACGCTTAAGCCTGCTGGCAAGATTGGAGAGGTACAACCTGCATTTGAGGACAATGCTATCATTGAAGAGCCAAACGTGCAGTACACAGATGCTGGTAACGGTATGCGTATTGCCAAGTGGCAAACTGGCGAAAGCACAGGGCAAAAGGCAGGAGAGTACACGCAAGCAAGCTGGAGAGCGTTGCCTATTATTACGGAAATTGACAGCATTGTCAACTACCAAGTAAGAGGACTTTAATAACAAGCATTCGGTATGACAAATTTAGAGGCTATATATTGCGAGGTTAAACCATATTGTACAGATGAGTATGAGCTTGAGTTTGAAAAAGCATTGTTATCTGCTTGCAAAAGAGCAGGGGTAACAGCTGGCATAAAGGACGAATATACGCCCGATAATGAGCGTTTAATTGCACTGGCTGCCATATTCACACTCCAAAAGTATATTACTCTAACCTCCGAGAAAGAGGGCGAATACTCGCAAAGCTATAACGAAAAGCTCAAAGATAGGATTTTATTCCTCTGCAACAGCAACGGTATAGATGCCTCCGAGTTTGTCCCCGATGCAGTTATTACGCTCTCACACGCTTCTAATATGTTTTAATTATGGGAGGTAGATACAGAGATTTACTGGAAATAGAGCAAGTAGAGGCTCAAACTCGTAATGAGGTTGGCGATTTGGTAGGCGGTAATCCTATTTGGGTAACTCTCTCTAAGTGCAGAGAAGAACCTGCTAAGGCTGGTGCAGTACTTTCAACAGTAAACGCAAAAGCCATTGAATACAGCTCTAATATATTTCTCCCCAAACACTCCCCAAACGTGCCTCTCAATGCACGTGTAAGAGTATTAAGTGAGGCAGGAGAGGTTCAAGTCGTAGGCTCTGTATTACGCTACAAAAAATACCAACACTATGCCAAAATATGGGTTTAAGGCTAATTTCGGTAAGGACGATGTACACAGCTCTATCAGCCAGTATGCTTTACGCATACACCGTGCATTGGAGGTTACAATGCAGTATATTGGCGAACAATGTGTAAGCATTGCAAGAGAGAAAGGAACGTACAACGACATTACAGGTAATTTGCGCAACTCAATAGGCTATGTACTGGTACGTAATGGAGATATTATTTGCAAAAATTTTGAGGAGCGTGTACAAAGCAAGATTGTTTCTGCTGTTAATAACAGTGGCATTTTAGAGGGGCAAGCATTAGCAGAGGAGCTGGCAACCAAATATACAAAGGGCTATGTGCTGATTGTGGTAGCTGGTATGCACTATGCTCATTATGTTGAGAGCCTTAACAAAGATGTGCTGGATAGCGCAGAGAGATACGCCTTGCAAAAAATACCAACCATATTGAAAGATTTGAAGAAGCAGATTTACAAGGTAGCTTTATAAGATGGCAAATAAAAATGTAGATAAAATAGTGTTGCGGAAAGGGATGCAGTTTAACACCGTACAGAACGATATTCTGTATGTGGTATTAAACAACTCTAAGCTGGCAAAGGAGCTTACAGGCGTAATAAAGAAAAGCCAAAAACCTGTACGCACACAGCCACCAAAGGTTGAAGACTGCACCATTAGCAGCCTCTCTATTGAGAGTGGCACAGTGCAATTAGGCACAAGCAACGTAAACATCTATGTTCCCGATAAGATAGACTGTGTAACGCAAAGCGATGCCTCCAATACCGATGCTGACACGCAGCGTATCAAGCAGCTTGCAGGGCTTGCATACGAGGTGTTGGGAAAGTATTACAGCGAAAGCTGGGGGAGTTTCGAATGCGTTGCACAAGATGTCATTGAGGAGGCTGCACTACATTGCCACCGTATATGGCTCAAAATAAGATTTAATTTTCACAACTTATAAAAGTAAAAGTATGGGATTAATTTCATTAGGATTGACCGAAATACAAGTAGGTGCAATAGAACAAGATGGAGGCGAGGCTAAAACTTACAAAAAGATTGGCAAGACCTACCAAAACACCTGCAAGTTGGTGCAGGAATCAGCAGATGTAACAGAACATTACGAGGAAGGACAAAGCGCACCCGAAGTGCGTAAGAGGAAAAAGAAAGTACCTATCCTTACCTTTTCCATAATGGACCCCGATGTGGATTTTCTCAAAGCCTATTTGGGAGGTACTGTTACAGGTTCAGCAGACGAAGCCGAATGGAGCTGGAGTGATGTTGATGAGAATATCGAAGCCAGCATTAGAGCTGTCCCCGAAGTAGGTTTGGTTTACACCATTCCACGTGCGGATATTGAAGCGGTGCTTAACGCAGAAATGTCCTCACAGGGCATTAACCTTGTGGACTTCACGGTTACACCTCTCAAACCAAAGAAAGCAGGGGTTGCCACCATTAAGGCTAAGAAGAAAACAAAAACATTCCCAGGATAACGTGGGATTGGGTAACACCGAGTAAAGCCCACCGTGCTTATTGCATAGTGGGCTTTTTTACTATAAGTAGTACAAGTATGGAAGATAATACAAAGGCATTAGAGGCTTTGGAGGCAGAAAGAAAAGAATTACGTCTGCTCATAAATAAAGGGATTAGCTTTGTTGTGGACTATACAGAAAAGCGGAAAGTAAAAATACCACGATCTCAATGGTGTAAGTGGCTCAAAAAGACACAAACCATTGTTGAGGAGAAACAGCGTGAGTTCATCGTCAAAGAGCCAACCGCCTTTACACTGGATAGGCTCTCTATGGAGTATATAGAGCTTATTATTGATGAAAACAAGCTAAAAGAAGCACCAAGACAGGAGGCACGCAGGCTATTTTCAGCACATAACAAGCGCATGGCAAAGATTGTAGCAATAGCCGTGCTGGGTAATGACTGGGAAAACGAAAGGTTATTAAATGAGCATACAGAGTTTTTCGTACGCTGGCTCAAAAATAGCACTCTTATTGATTTAGTGCAGGCAATAGACCTAACAAACAATTTAGCGGATTTTATAAACTCTATGCGATTGTTATCGAGCGCAAGAACGACAATACCGACACGCATAGAGGAGAACCAAGAGGCTTAAATAGTCTGTATGGGCAACGTGGGGCTATATGCGCATACTTTCATTGGACATGGGAGTATCTCACAAAAGGTATTGCGTGGGCTGTTGTGCAGCGTATGCTGGCTGACCAAGCACGCTATGATATAGACGATGAGCCGACAAATAACAGTGCAGGAGGTAGCCAGTTTGATAATGGTAGCATAGAGCTTACAGAGGAGAATGCAGATGATTTCATTAACTATATAAATAGCATTAGTAGTGGAAAGTAATAACGGTGCTTTGGCTTTTGATGTACTCATCAGAGATAGCAACATAAATGAAATGTTAGCTAAAGATGAGAAACGAATTATACAGTTTGCCGAAAACGTGGAGGGGCAATCCCAAAGCGTTGTTGGCAGCTTTGAGGGTATAGGCAAGGCTATTGGAGGCATTGCCATTGGTGCTATGCTTCAAAGCTGGGTAAAAGATATAATTAGTGTTCGTGGAGAGTTCCAGCAACTTGAAATAGCATTTAATACAATGCTGGGGAGCGCAGAGCAAGGCACGCAGTTAATGAACCAGCTGGCAAAAACGGCTGCTTCTACTCCATTTGACCTAAAAGGTATTGCTGGAAGTGCTAAACAGTTGTTGGCATACGGTACAGCAGCCGAAGATGTAAACGGTACACTTGTGCGATTGGGTAACATAGCAAGTGGATTGAGCATACCATTAAACGACCTTGTGTATCTGTACGGTACTACTATGGTGCAGGGGCGTTTGTTCACGCAAGATGTAAGGCAGTTTATGGGGCGTGGCATACCTTTGGTGCAAGAGTTGGCTAAACAGCTTAACAAAACGACTGATGAGGTTAATGCTATGGTTACTGCTGGGCAAATAGGTTTCCCCGAAGTTCAAAAAGTCATAGAGAGCTTAACCAACGAGGGTGGTATGTTCTATGGCTTGATGGAGGAGCAAAGCAAGAGCCTTACAGGTCAAATCTCTAACCTTGAAGATGCCTTTGATATGATGCTCAATGATATTGGGCAAAATACACAAGGCGTATTAAGTGGCAGTATTAGCGTTGTTGCCTCACTGGTAGAGAATTACGACAAAGTATTACGTGTTTTAGGTGGTTTAGTCGCGATGTATGGTACATACAAAGTGGCTATGGCTACTGTTGCCATACAGCAGGGCAAGAGTACTGGTATGGCTAAGGTTGATATGATTGTACAAAAGGCTCGTATGGGTACGCTTGCTAACCTCAATGCGAGCGCACGCAATTATGTTGTACAACACGAGCTAATGGGCAAAGCTCATCAAGCATACACGCTGGAGTTGCAAAAGGCTCTAACACTGGAACAGCAGGAACAGGTTTTGAGAGGCGTTAAAATGCAGGCTATTGCTGCATTGCTCACACAGGAGCAGCAACAGTACCTAAGCCGATTAAACCTAAACTCTCAAAGCGTAGAGTACCTTGCAGCAGCAGAAAGCATATTAACCGCTGACCAGCGTATGAGTTTGGCAAAGCAAGACCTTACACGCAATAGTATGGCTTATGGTGTTGCTATTGAACAAAGCATACAGGCGCAAATGCTGGAGAATACAGCCAGTATGAACGCATTGCGTACAGAGGCTGCTAAGTTGAAAGCCAAAGAAGCCTCTTTGCTGCAAGATTATAGGGTTAGCCAAAACAAGATACAGCAAACTCGTGTACAAATAGCACTTGCACAGCAAGAGGGTAATACAGAGGCAGCCGCTGCATTAAAAGAACAGCAGCACAACCAGCTTAAACAGCATGGTATTATTGTTAGCGAAATGAAATCTGCAAAGTTAGCTAAGGAGGCTACAACGCAGAAGATTACAACGCTCGCAACCCAGCAAGCATCTTTGGCAGGAAAGGGTAAAGCTGCCAGCGATGCAATGCAAACCGCATCCTCTACTCTACTAAGCACTGCAACAACATTCCTTACCGCAAAATTAAGGGTTTTGTGGGCTACACTCATTGCAAACCCTTTTACAGCGATTATTTCACTTGTAGGGCTTGCTGCAAGTGCATTTATGATGTTCGGCAAGCAAGAGGAGGAGAACACAACGATTGCAGGAGAGTTCCAAGATGCCGTAACAGAGAGCTACAACAAGCTAAACCTTTATTTTGCCATATTAAAAACCTCCTCTGCAAACTCTAAGGAGTACAAAGATGCTCTGAAAAAGATAAACGACCTTTGCGGAGAGCATAGCATTGAGTTATTGAAAGAAAATGCTGGACTTGAAGAGCAGGCTAAAAAACACGATGAGCTTGTAGATGCTATCGGGCGTAGCACTGCTGCTAAGATTAAGGCTAAGTATATTGAGGAGGAGTATAATAAACTGGCAAAAGAGCAAGAGAATATACTTAAAGATTTGAAAGAGGCAGCAGAAGAAGCAAGTCATAAGGAACTTAAGGAAACTATAGATGTTACCCCAGAGGGTGTGGCAACAACGGCTTATAAAGTTGTTGATGAAGCATCTGTGCATATACAGGGGGCAACAGAGGCTTTATGGGCAAGCGTACTAACTGCTGCAACTGATGGAGCAGAGAAACTGCAAGTGCTTACAGGTGATGCGTATAACAAAGCCTACAATGAGCTTATAACTAACATTCTTGAACGTGTGCAAGAGGCAACTGGAGCAACGGACAAAGAAATGGAGGCATTCAAAGGTAATGTAGAGAGTGCTGTACAAAGCACTCTGACATCTGCACAAGCCTGCAATAAAGGTATTGAACTAATAACCAGCCAAACGGATAGTATGTTTGGTAAACCTATTACCAATAATCTTAAAAATGAGATAGACATCACTAAGCTAAGTTTGGACGAGTTGCATAAACTCTCCTCTCAACTTAACGGCTCACAAATTGGTATAGACTTAAAACTATATGGCTATACAGAAACTATGGCTATGTTGCGTGATGTAGATAACCTCATTAACAACAAGCAAAATAACCTCAACACAGAGAATGGCATTAATGATGAGATAGGCAAACTCAAAAAATTACGTGGAGAGGCTACATTAGGCAGTGCGGAGTGGAAAAATTTGGATAAGCAAATTACAAAACTCGAAAACCGATTACCTAAAACGCAAACTAAAATTGCCAATGCTGCAAACAGAGCCAAAGAGCAAGCTGCTAAAAAGGCTGCAAGAGATGCAGAACGGCAAGCAAGGGATAGGGAAAATGCACTAAAAGATATTACTCAAAAGGAAATTGACTTACAGATAGAGGTAGAAGAAAGCCGACTTGATATTATAAAAGATGGCTTTGAGAAGCGCAAAGCAGAGCTTAAGGCTCAACACCAAAAAGAGCTGGCAAGAATTGATAAAGAGCAAAAGGAGCTGGCAGAAAAGTACAAAAAAGCTGGTAAGGCTATACCTGTTAAAACAGAGGCTAATTTTAGAGCTTTGCGTACCAACGAAAATGCCAGTTACGAGATTAAGATAAGCCAGCTTACAGAGGCAGAAATTAGCGAACGCAAAAAGCAATATGAGCTATACTACAAGTGGGTAAGCACATACGGCGAAGATATAGCTAATGCTCAATTTGAAAAGCTGGTATCTAATGGCAATACTTATACAGCGTGGCTTGAAAGCAAGGTGCAAAACCTTGTAGAGAAAGAGGCAAGTACGGCTGGGCTTAACGAGGCAGAGAGTAACGACCTCATAACATTCCAACAGGAGTTACAAGCTGCTAAGGGGCTTAAAACTGAATTTGAGAAATTCAGTGAGAGCCTATCAAAAGCCAAAGACAATAGTAACACACTAAGTGAAAGCATTAAACATTTGTTGCAGCTCAAACAGGAGCTGCAACAAGGCAAAACCAATCTCATAGGCGAGGAAAGAGCTAAAGCGATACAGCAAGTAGATAAACAAATTGAAGAGAGTACACAAGAGTTACAAAAACATCTTTTGGAAACCTACAAAAGTAATGCAGCTTTACGGTTAGAAACCGAGCAAAAGTATGAGCAAGAAATTACGTGGTTAAAACAGCACGGCTATAACGAGCAGGCAATGCTTGCAGAGAAAGCACGCAGAAAAGCTATTGCTGAAATTGATGCTACAAGGATACAGGCAACAGATGATTGGAAACAACTTTTTGAAAATGCAGAATATTTAAGTAGCTCTGCATTTGATAATATCCTGCAAAAATTACGTGCTATGATTGCAGGTATAGCTGATGCCAACATTAAAGGAGCATTACAAAAGCAGCTTGATGATTTAGAGGTACAAACACAAGGCGAAAGAAACCCATTTAAGTTGCTTGTAAATTCTATTAAAGAATACAACGCAGCAGCAGATGGTAGTGTGGAGAAATCTGCAAAATTCAAAAAGATGTTTACCTCTATTGCTGCCAGTATCTCAATGGTAAAAGATGGCTTTGATAGCATTGTCAATGGCTTAAAGGACTTAGGACTGGCTGGTGATGAAGCAACACAGGAGCTGCTGGGAGATATTAGCAATATGATGGGAGGAGCTGCAACACTTGCAAAAGGTATTGCTACTTCAAATCCTATGGATATTATCAGTGGCGGTGTCAGCCTCATTACAAGCGCAATCTCTGTTTTCGATAGTACGAGCAGGAGGATTAAGCGCGAAATGAAACAGCACGAAAAGCAACTGCAAGCATTACAACGTATATATAGCCAAATTCAATTTAGTGTAGAAAACGCTGTTGGCGATGATTACTACAAGGAACAACAAAAAGCGATTGAGAACCTGCAAAAGCAAAAGAAAGAGTATGAGGAGTTAGCACGGCTTGAGAGGAGTAAGAAAAAGAAAGACCGTGATGATAACAAAGTGCAGGAGTATTTGGCTAATGCAGAGCAAGCGGAGCGAGATATAAAAAAGATTGAGCAAGAAATTGTAGAATCTTTGGTACAAACCAACTTCCGTGATTTGGCTAATGAGCTGGCAAATGTTTGGGCTGATGCGTTCGGTAAGATGGAGGATAGTACAAAGAGCTTTGAGAAGATTTGGAACACCACCATTGCAAATGCTGTTAAGAACTCACTCAAACTGAAACTTATAGAGCCTGTTGTTAATGAGTTTACCAGTACACTTGCAAAGTATATGGGAGCGCATAATAATAGTGTTGTAGGCTTCAATTTTGCATACTGGAAACGTATGTTACAAAACGCTGGTAAAGCATTTACAGATGGCTTAAAAGGTTTTGAAGAGTACTTTCAAGGTATGGAAGATGAAGTTGGCAAGGCAAGCAACACACTGGAGGGGCAAATTAAAGGTGTTACGGAGGATACAGCCTCTATGCTTGCAGGAGAGATAACTACAATGCGTATTAGACAAATGGAGCAGTTGTTGGTTATGCAAGGCTTACAGGCTACAATGACTGGTGTAGATAACACAGTTAAGTCTGCTCTAACATATCTAAGCACCATTGCCAATAATACGAGCTACAATAGGCATCTGCTGGATATTACCAAGCAACTTGAAAATATCAAATCTTCACTTGCAAGTAATCCATTACGAGCAAAAGGTTTAACTACATAATATGGAACGAATAGCAGTATTGAGGCAGCTAATGGCACATGGGCATTGTGCTGCAAGCATAAGTATGGTGCATAACACGCAAGGGGACATATCCAAACTTGCCAATACATACTTTTACTTTATCAAACCGTGCATACAAAAAGATTTCCCCAGAATGGGGTTCTTTCGTGAGTATATCGGCAAAGATGGCGAAAAGTATGGAGTGTATGTTGATAGCAAAGGAGAGGTTGCAGCCTCTCCTAAAGCTGCTTTTTTAGGCAGTAGTAATGTGAGCTTTACAGCCACACATTACAACATACACCAATGCTGGTGTAGGCACGATAGCCAAGTTACTATTGTAGCAACGGATAATAGCCACCTGCACATAGATTGCTTTGAAAATGCAGCGGTTAATGTAACCATACAGAGTAAGCAAGCTAAGGTTTTCATAAACCAATATGGCAATAGCAAGGTGCTGGTTAAGGGCTTTGCAGAACAGGCTAAAATTATGACATACAAATGTAAAAATTATAAATAGTTAGGATATGACACAGGAACAATTTATGGTACTCAATATGCCTTTTGATGAGGCAGAGGGAGCAAAGAAAACGTATGATTATAGCCCCAACCGTGCAGACGGAGTGGTTACAGATGCCAGCTTTGAGGCTGGTAGGCAATCAAACTGTATAAGGTTTGATGGTGCTGGCAAATGCGAGGTGCAAAAAAACGTACTGGATATGGCACGTGATTTTACAATTTGCACGTGGATTAAGCTGCACCCTGTTAGCAACCAGCTCATCATTGTATTTAACTACAATGGCATTAACAAGCTGTACCAAAAGAGCATAGAGCTAAACGCAGAGCAATGGTACTATCTTGCAATCAGTAGGAGCGGTAACACCATTTGCACATACCTTAACTCAACGCTTGTAGAACGTGCTGTAATGCCTAACGATTTTGGAAATCCTATTGGTATAAGCATTAGCCAAGATAACTACAATACAACGCTGGGGAATGGCTGTTTGGACGAAACTCGCATATACCAAAAAGAACTCACACAGGAGGAGATAGATGGGGAGCTAAACAATACAAAGCAGCTTGCCTATCTGTTAGATGGTGTGAACTTTAAGGAGTATGGAGTATTTGTAAGTGCGAGCAAGGGGCTGCTGGGTAGCTTAAAGATGAAAGACCCATTAAAGGTTGATTTCAGCGGTTATCACGGAGAAGCCGTAGATTTGGCACGCCCACGCTTTGAGGCAAGAGAGATTACATTAGAGTGCTTTATCCACTCCACAGGCGGTAAAATGGAGTTTGTAAAAGCTGTAACAAACTTTCTAAGCCAGTTCAACAAGAAACATACCACCAGCACGGATATAGTACAAGCAGAGCCAGTAGCAGCAGGGTTACACAGATTGACAATAGATATACACCCAACAAAGGCTTTGGTTTATGAGGTATATTTGCCCGATGCAACGCAGGTTGAAAAGGTATGGAACGATAGGGATATGACAGGTACATTTACTCTTACATTAAGAGAACCCGAACCAGTCAAAAAGGTTTTGAAACACATTAGGGTAAACGAAAGCTCAAAGCAAGTAAGTATCACTATTACCACAAGTAAGCTGGTTAATATATACTGGGGCGATGGAACGACAACGCAAGATGTGTACGGAGCAAACAAAACTATTACGCACAATTATACAACCAATGGCGACTATTATGTAGTTGTAACAGGTGTCATTGAGGATATAGAGGAGTTTACCACAAACGCAATTATAGTATGGGACAAATTATAGTACACAAACGTAATGGAGAGGTACGCTATGTGTTAGATAGTACTGCAAAGCTCTGCACCGTAAAAAGTGCAGAGCAAAAGCGTGATTTGCTGGGCGAAGATACCGTAACTATAAAAACAGAAAGCACAACGGCAATGGAATATATGGTAGGCGACTATATAGAGGTGTTTGGCGATGTTTACACGCTTAACAAGATAAATGAGCCTACTAAAAATGGAGAACGCAAGTTTGAGAACAATATGGTATTTGAGGGCTTACAATACAAGCTACTTGATGCACAATATCGTAATACCGATGCTGCTGGGCATAACCCCAGCGGAGAGTTTCAACTTGTAGCCAATATGGGCTTGTTGATGAATGTGCTAATCAACAACGTAAAACGTGTATCAGCTCCTTTGGGAGAGGTTTGGGAGTTGGGCGACTGCATAGAAACAGAGTACAAAGATTTCTCTTTCAGTAAAGAGAATTGTTTGAGCGTATTGCAGCGTGTATGCAAGGATTTCAATACAGAGTTTGAGATTGAGGTTGTTACTCCTAAGCATTATAAGCTACATATCCGCAAAGCTGGCAAACTCTTCCCTGCTACATTCTCATTCGGTATGGGAGGAGGCATTTACAAGCTGAAACGCAAGAATGTTAATAGTAATGATATTGTAACACGCCTGTATGTTGAGGGTGGTACTAAGAATATTACAACCAATTACAGGAATGGAGCGCAGCGTTTAAGGATTGCTGATAACGAGGAAAGTTATATTGATAACAAACAAGCAATAGCAGCCTTTGGAGTTAAGGAGGGGAGCAGAGTATATGAGGATATTTACCCACACCGTACAGGAGTTGTTAGCTCTATTGTTGAGGGGGATATTTTCAAGTTTGTGGACAACACAATGTTTGACCTCAAAGAGAAAGATACCAACGGCAATACACGCTGGTTGATAGATGGCACTGCTGCAAAGCTCAAGTTTGTTGGTAATAGTAATTTGGCTGGCTATGAGTTCGAGATAGCCGACTATGATACCAAAACACAAACTTTCACGATTAACCAGTATGAGGATAAGCGAGGCTTGAAAATACCAAGTGCAGCCACAGCTTACCAAATACAAAAGGGGGATAAGTATGTGTTACTTGATATTATTATGCCAAACGACCCATACGTTGTTGATGCAGAAACAGAACTTAAAAAGGCAGGCACAAAAGATTTGGAGGCAGATAGCCAGCCAAAGGTTGAGTATGAGCTTGAATTTGCGAGCCTGTTACTCAAGCGTAGGTTTGGTGTAGATGGCTCATTGCCTAACCTCTTTAAGGTTGGCGATTATTTGCCTATTAAAGATAAGGATATAAATGTAGATAAAGCTATACGAATTAAGGGGTTTACAAGAGATTGTTACAAAGACGAGTATAGTTACAAGCTAACAATTAGCGACACAGCAGAGGTAAGCATTATTGAGAAGCTGATTATAGATAACGAGGAGCAAAACAAACTCATTACCTTAAACCAGCTTACAGATGTTGCCAAAGCAAGAGCTAACTGGAGAACCACACAGGAGCTGCTAAATATGGTATTTGATGGCGATGGCTTCTTTGATGCCACCAATATACGCCCAAATAGTATTGAAACGCTTATGTTGAGCGTTGGCAATCGTGCTGGGCAATTCATTTTACAAAACATCGTCATTGAGGCTAATGCCACTGTTAATGGTAAGCCTAACCCTAATTTAGTGAGAATAGGCAGCAATAATGGAGTGTTAATCCATTACGCTATTGAGGAAAATAATAGAATGTGGAATATAGGAGAGAACACCATTACCTTAACAAGTAATGGGGCATATTACCTATATGCACGTTGCGCAAAAGGAGCTGGAGAGAGTGGCGCAAGCCTTGTTTTCAGCCAAACACGCTATGCAGTAGATACAGGTGCTTACTATTATTTCCCTGTTGGAGTGCTTTCCTCTGTTTACAATGGCTATCGTGAGCTTACAACAACATACGGAGCAACACGCATAACAGGGCGTACTATTAACTGTGGGCGTATTGAGAGTATAGATAAACGTACTTACTTTGACCTTGACAATAGTGAGATTGGAGGTAATATAAAATTTGTTTCAACCGATGGTACAATGAAAAGTATTGAGGAGTTGGAGCATTTGGTTAATACAACCTCCACTGCACTTGATAATGTAAATGAGATTATAGAGAGCTTACAAAGCCAAGTAGATGGTACTGTTGAGTATTGGTTTGGTATGGGTGTGCCAACGCTGGGAACTGCACCAGCTAACCAGTGGAAAACAGAGTTGGATAAGAAAACACATTTGGGGGACTTATATACTGACACTGCTACTGGTTTAGAGTATAGATTTACAAAGGAGGGAGAAACCTATAAGTGGGTAAATATTCCCAGCACTGGTATTGGGCAAGCCATACAAACAGCTAATGATGCGTTGGAAACTGCCAGCAGTAAAAATCACACTTTCCTAACAGCAAACTATAATACATATCCAAAACCACCGTATAAAATTGGTGATTTGTGGATAACTCTCAATGATTATAAGATACGAATTTGCACCAAAGCACGCGAATCCTTAAGCTCATACACCAATGCCGATTGGAAAGAGGCTGGTTATACCGATGATACAAATGCTAATGCTGCACTACAAAAACTAACAGATTTGGCAACAGATAGCATCATTACTCCAAGCGAGAAAATTAAGCTCAAAGATGAGCTGGCTAATATTAAAGTGGACTACTCTACTGTGAAAGCAAAGGCACAGTTGGCAGGTTGTACTACCAATGAGTTTGATGCAGCATACAGTACGCTACTTGTGTATATTAGTGCATTTCTCTCAAATATGCAGGTAAATAGCACAGGAGTAAATAAAGCAACCTACAACGGCAACTTCTCTGCATATTACAAAGAACGAACCAACTTACTTGATGCTGTTAGCAAGCAATATGTTGATAGCGTAGAGGTCGGTAATGGTAATTATATTGGGAATAGTGCTTATTTTACAGACCTCAAAGGCTGGTTTCACAACCCTAATGATGGTGTTAATATCCCACCTATTTATGCCGATAGTATTATGGGCAATGTTATGAGGTTTAGGAAAACGAACCAAAAAGATATTTGGTTTCTGCATACTCCTTTTGCTAAAGCAGGAGGTAACATATTATTGCCAAACGAGAAATTTGGTAGTGGTATTACATACACACTTGCATTTTGGGTAAAAGCAAATGCTCCAATACAGCTTAATATGGGCTTTATGAATCCGAAAGGCGATAAGAGAGTTGCACCATATAAGTATTTTACAGCCGATACAAAATGGAAACGAGTTGTATATACATTTGTGGCAACAGGAGATAGCCAACCCGATACAGAATTGTTTTTCCGCACCGATACAGCTGATATGCAATTTGCAAACTTATATATGACAAAGTTTGTTTTAGTTGAGGGGAACAAAGCCCCCGAATGGAACTCAAGCAACCAAGAGGTACAGAGCATGATTAAGGCTAACAAGGATTTATTAAAAGCCATTACCCAAAACTACACACAAATTGAGGGTGGGCTTATCCTATCCACATTCTTAAAGCTGGGCGCATTACAAAAAAGTGATGCTTGGGTTGAGAGTGCAGGCTTAAAAGCTATGCTCAATAGTACAGATGAGATTGCTGCATATTTTGGAGGCACTTACCAAGAGGCATTGGCAGGAAACAATGAGGGTATGACTATTATATATCACAATGGAAAGCTGAAAGCACTCAACGCAGAGATTACAGGTACTATAAATGCTACAAATGGAACTTTTAGTGGAAAATTAGATGGTGTTACAGGTACTTTCCGAGTTTTACAAGCTCTTGATAGTAACGGTAATGTAAAGGCAGAGATTGGCTTTAATTCCAGTGAGGGGAAGCTGTATTTTAGTGGAGATATGCAGCACCAAGGAACTAAGGACGGACGTAGCTTGCGCTTTTATTCCTCTGATATTTGGTGTCGTGGCTCATTTGGAGCAAGAGAAAGAAACTTGTTAGTTATCAAGGGAGCTTATGGTTATTATTATCCAAACGGTGTGTACACAGATGGCAACTATGTAAGTTTAGCATCTAAAACCAGTAGTAATGGGGAAAGATATTATGAGGTTGATTGCTATGGGCGAACTGGCGATTACAGCGGTTTCCCTGTTGATACCATAATCTTTAACATACAAGGTGGCTCTGTATTTCAATACTGCTTAAATGCTGCTGCAACACAAAGAATAATGATTATCAATGGTAATGATAGCAGCAATAATGTTAAAATCTTCTCCAATGGTAGAGCAGTTGTTTGGAATGGTGGAGAGATTGCAGAGGTCGTGCAAATGCCTACTCCCTCTTCATTCACAACACCAAGCATAAATACAAATCATTTAGGTGCTGGTTTGTTGGTGGGAGCTTTTAGAGATAATAACTGGCAATAATTGCCTATACTTTCAAAAGTTAGACAAACAAAGCGTGAATATAACTAACGCTTTTCGTATTTTTGAAGCGTAGAAGAATAAACAAATAATAATTAAACAATAGCCAAATGGGATTACTTATTGGTGTTGGGAACACAGTACCCAAATTTCCATACCAAGAGTTATGGTATGGCATTCGCATTAACCTCAAAAATGGAGGGCATAATGTAGCAGATGGTAAGGTTGAGCGTGTGGGGAACTTAGACCTACATCGCTCATTGCCTATACAGAAACGTATTAGGCGTTATGTAGCACATGAAGATGGAACGGTTAATTATTGGCTGGGGGCTAACGATAGCACCTTAAAAGAGGGAGGAGGAGCTGCAAAACTTAATGCTGTTGATGGTATTGTGCAACTCTACAAGCCCGATTATTACCGTAAGTTTGAGTTCGATGGGGATTACCTCCTTGTAGCCATTAGTGAGGTTGCATTGCCTGGATTTACACGTATGAAAGAGAAATCTCGTAGTCCGTGGCTGGCAACATTCAACCGCACAAACAATAAGCCCACCTGTGCATCTTTCCTACAATGGGAAAGCAACGGCTCTGTAAAGCGTGTTGCTGAAACAGGGCTGCTTGACCTACTCCCAAATGCAGCAGATTACAGAGGCGGTACTAATGTTACTGGCAACGATGGAAAGCCAACAAGCGTGCTGGGTATGCCTGCAACAAGCACCAACAAGGCTACTATACGGACACGGTGCAAGAGTTTGGGCGACAACTGGCATTGTGGAGGTTGGCGTTTTCGTGAAGAAATGAGCTGGTTAATGGCTATTGAATTTGGAGAACTTGATAGCCAAGCTCCTTACAATGCTCAAAAAACAGAAGATGGGTTTGCGCAAGGAGGATTGGGCAACGGCTCTTATGTAGGTGGAGAATGGGGAGGTTTTAATGGCTGGCAGCCATTTATTCCTGCTGGTATCACTGCCAAGCTGGGTAACAATACTGGAGTTGTTGATTACCTAATTAAAGAGTGGAAGAGCGGAGTAGATAAAACCATTAAAGTAGCCAGTTACAGAGGCTGGGAGCAACCGCAACAATACCTGTGGGAGCATAACGATGATGTGCTGGTATTCTATACACCTTTTGCAGATGGTGGAGCTTGTAAGTTGTATTTATGTAGTGACCCTGCAAAGTTTACCACTCCAAGCGACCACGCAGGGGAAAATGTAGATGGTTATCAAGAATTAGGATTGCTACCTACTGGTAGTAACTACATTTCTGAAATGGGAGTTGCCAATGGCTACTCTTTCCCAAGTAGCGTAACAGGTGGAGCTGCTAATAAGAATTATTGCGACTATTTTTGGAGGCAGACAGTAAATGCCACAAACAATGCTGATGGCTGGTATCAACTCCTCTCCTCTGCTGGTGCGTACTATTCGGAGCATGCGGGTGTTCGCTGTGCGTATGCGCTTCATCGAGGTGCGGATACGGGTGCGGTTGCGACGTGGGGTTTCCCCTTGTGCCTTGAATTTCCGAGTTCCGATGGCATTTAGTTTTGTTTGAGTAAAATATTGCTCTGTGTGAGTTCATAATAATACGGTTACGGTGGTTCGGGAACTCCTCTCCTCTGCTAATGCGAACAATTCGGAGAATGCGGGTGTTCGCTGTGCGAATGCGAATAATCGAGGTGCGAATACGAATGCGAATTGGGGTTTCCCCTTATACCATAATTACGGTTTTCCCTTTTAAGGAGAATCTTTGCAACCACCGTAAACCTTGCCTCACAAAAGCACCTTATACAAGGGTGCTGGCAAAAGAATATGGTTAAAATAAAGTGCTGGTAGATTGTGGTTTACCACAAGTGCGAAAGCTCTTATAAAACAATGGCACATAAGATATATGCAAATAGTGAGAATGGGTATTGGAGGGTATGCAACCCTCTAAACGTGCTAAGAGCTACGAATAATACCATACGTGGCAAAATGAATAGACACGATGTAAAAAGATTACTAAAACGTGGCTATTGTGATGCTATAAAAAATGTATGGGAGATGCTGGAATATCAAACATTCAAGCCATCAAAATACACAGAGAAAACTATTTTTGATGTGAAGCAACGCAACCTCAAAATAGCACCGCTATACCCCGATAGAATAGTACACCACTGCTTGATAGATGTTATTGAGGAAGATTTGCGCAAGATTTTTATTGCCAATACCTATGCTTGCATTAAAGGGCGTGGAATACATAAGTGCCTAACCGATTTGAACCGTGCGTTACAAAAAGATAAAGCAGGTACAAAGTATTGCCTAAAAATAGATGTAAGGCATTATTACGATAGCATTGTACATAGCATACTCAAAGATATAATAGCAAAAAGCTATGGGGATAAAAAGCTGCTTTGGCTTATGCACCTTATAATAGATAGTACAGAGGGCGATATTGGTTTACCAATAGGCTTTTTAACAAGCCAGCATTTTGCAAATTGGTATTTAAGCCCATTTGACCATTGGGTTAAAGAGGTGTTGCGTGTAAGGTATTATTACAGGTATATGGACGATATTGTAATACTCGCTAATAGTAAAGCAAAACTGCACTATATACTTGAACAAGTAAGAGAGTACTTGCAAACAAAGCTAAGGCTAACTATAAAAGCAAACTGGCAAATATTCCCAGTAGATGCACGCAGTATAGACTTTGTAGGTTACAAAAGCAACCATTACAATATATTGGCACGAAAAAGCATTTTGTACACCTATTGGAGAAAGTTGAAAAGGCTGCAAAATAGTTATGGAGCGATGACAGAAAGCGAGTTGCGACATAAGCTATCTGCACACTTTGGCTGGCTGCAACATTGCTCAAACAAGCATTATAAAGAGATAATAAGTTTAACATTAAAACAGATAAGAATAAAACAAATGGAAGAAAAAAGATTGAGTACAGGCTTGCATAGCGATAGCGTGCAGCCCACGTTTTGATGTGATTGATAGAGCGAAAGGTACAACGCTGTACAATTTCAACCAGCACTACGAGCAAGTAGATGATGAGCAAGGTAAAAAGCACAAGGTTAATGTGTATGATAGCCTTTTGTGTTATTACCCTGTTACTGCCAATACTGTATTGGAAACTCTCATTATGGCTAAGTATAGCGATAACCTTGAGAAGAAACTGCTCAACGATTATAACGCAGCAGTAGCAGGTATTGAGGACGAAAGCAAGAAGCAGCCGTACCTTGATTTCCTTGCAGAGCGTAAGGCTTTGCGTGCTATGGTTGATGCAGATTGTGCAACTAATAACATTCCTATGGAGTAAGATATGACAGAGGAAACTTACGATTTTGCAGACCTCCCACTGCAAGGGGACGGAGCAAACCCACAAAAGCCAAGTGGAGATTACCCCAGTATAGACACTGTAATAAATAAGCCTATTTGGTGTACAGGTTTTACAGAAGATGTTGATACTGAAAATGGCAAACGCACTCTTATACGATTTAAGTGGGATTTGGGAGAGGCTGAAACGGCTTTTTGGACGAGCAGCAAGAAACTGCTTGCCATTGTAAAACACCCAAATATCCGTTTTCCTTTCCATACCATTATTAAGGTAGTACTCATTAGAGAAATGGCTGGCTTTGAGTTTCGCAGCGCAAAAGAAGCCATATCGCAAGATGATATAGATGCGTACAACCTCTATTTAATGAAGAAACGTAGTTATATGAAGCAAAGGAGATAAAGTATGAATTCAATCCTTAATTATGAGCAGTTACGCCTTATAGTCGTTACTGTAATTAGCACCCTATTAGGTATGATTACGCCTACTAATGGGTTTGTTTTAGCTCTCATTATTATGAGTAGCTGGAATATATGGTGTGGTATGCGTGCAGATGGTGTGGTTATACACACCTGCAAGAATTTTAATAAAAAGAAATTCAGAGGAGCATTAAAAGAATTGTTGCTTTACATTGCTATTATTTACCTCATACATTCTGTAATGGTTATGTGTGGAGATAAGGCAATAGCCTTGTATGCTGTAAAGAGCATAACTTATGTATTTGCATACGTTTACCTACAACACTCATTTCGCAATTTAACTATTGCATACCCTAACAACCTTGCAATATGGGTTATTTACCTTGTTATACGTTTGGAATTTAAGCGAGCAATGCCCAGCCATATTAAACCTATTATTGAGCAATACGAGCAAAAGAAAGCAAAACAAAAAGAAGAGGAGGCAAAAAATGAAAGTAATAATTGATAATGGACACGGCAAGGACACACTGGGCAAACGTAGCCCAGTGTGGGCTGATGGCTCACAGTTATTCGAGTGGAGGTATGCACGAGAAATAGCCGTAATACTGGAGCAAGAACTTGTAGGGCGAGGCATTGATGCAGTACGCATTGTACCCGAAGATACAGATATATCGTTACGAGAACGATGTAATAGGGTGAACAAGCTATGCGCAAAAGTAGGAGCTAAAAACTGCCTGCTTGTAAGCATACATTGTAATGCTGCTGGAAATGCAGGGAAGCCTATGCAAGCAAGAGGCTGGAGTGTGTTTGTAGGGCTTAACGCCTCACAAAATAGCAAATCATTAGCAACCCTTTTCAGCGCAAGTGCAGAGGCGCAAGGCTTAAAGGTGCGTGTTAGCTCTCCAAACCAAAGATACTGGGTGCAAAACCTTGCTATGTGTAGAGATACCAAATGCCCAGCAGTGCTAACTGAAAACTTATTTATGGACAACGAACAGGATTGCAAACTGCTACTCTCTAATGAGGGGAAACAGAAAATCGTTGAAACGCACGTGCAGGCAATCCTTGATTACATTAGTATGATATGAAAAGGTATTTAATTGTATTATTGCTTGCTGCTGTTGCGTTGGCATTTGGAGCTATACAAAGGTGTAGCAAGCTGAAAGAGGAGAACAAAAGGTTGGCAAATAACCAAACCGCTCTTATGCAAGAGGTTAAATTGTACAAAACCCAAGATGGTAAAAATGCTGCAAAGGTTGTTGAGCTATCTCTGAAAGGGAAAGAGTTTAAGCAACTCAATAGCTACCTTAAAGAGGAGGTAGAGAGGCTGGGGCTAAAAATTAAAAACCTCAAATCAGCTACCAGCACCATAACGCTTACCAGTTTGAAGATTGATACTGTTATAAAAGACAGTATTGTATTTTTACCAGCCAAAGGCATAACAGATACACTCAAATGTTTCAGCTACAACGATAGCTGGATAAATGCCAGTGGGTGTATAGGTGCTGATAATAGGTTTCAAGGTACATTTGAGAGCAACGACACTATTTCTATTATTGCTCACAGAGTACCTAAACGCTTCTTATTCTTCCGCTGGGGTTGCAAAGCGATAGAAGTTGAGGTTGTAAGCCATAACCCACACACAAAAATAAATTACGCAAAGATGATAGAGTTTCAAAGAAAATAG